AAACTGATTCATATTGTAAATGACTTTGATGGTTATGGTGCCGATGTTGATACGAGATCCTATTTAGATAAATTGGAAGGAAGAACAGGTTATAAGTATGATGGTAAATTTGATGCAGTTTCACAGTGGGGATTTGTTCACGGTGATCTTACTATAAGTAATATTCTGTATGATAAAGATTTTGTATTTATTGATCCTAGAGGAACAGAAGAACAGAATTACTATGATCACGGTAAACTGATGCAATCATTTACTATGAAATATGAGTCCCATATATACAATGAAAGGAATCGTAAATACATTAAGTTTTGTAGAGAAGCTGAAAAGATTATGTATGAATGGTATGATGAATATCAACTTAAATTCTTTTTGGCTGTTCACTTACTAGGAGCGGTTCCATTTTTTGAACTAAATGAAAGATATGAATTGGCAGGTATGTTCCTTAAGAAAGGCCACGAGTTATTTGATGAATTAGAAATTAAGTATACGAAATGAAAAGAATAGAAAACTTTAGGTATCATTACTCAAACTGCGAGTCACAAGTTAAAGAAATTAGTTCTTTATTAGAAGGTAGTGATATTTTAGATATAGGATCAAATGTAGGATTCTTTTCCGAGGCTGTTGTAAAAAATGTTAGGTATAAATCTATTCATTTATTTGAACCTAGTAAAGAGTATTATAATTATAGTAAATCTAACGTTTCATTACAAAATTCTAAAAATATATTTTTTAATAATTACGGTTTAAGTAATACCAGTTCACAAAGTATATTGTATAAATCCTCTACTGATAATATAGGCTGGAACACTTTCTATAAAAAAGATCCAAACCAAAAAGAAGAGTTTTTTAGCAAAATGATTAAAGAAACTTGTACACTTAAAAAATTAGATGATTATAAAATCAAAAATATTGACTTTATAAAAATTGATGTTGAGGGTTTAGAGCACAAGGTATTAGAAGGCGGATTAAAAATAATAAAGAAATTTAAACCTTATATTTTGGTTGAGGTAGGTTGGGGAACCTCTCACCCTGATTGGGAAGACTGTCTTAAAGTATACAATCAATTATTTGATATGGGATATGAGAGAGTAGATTTTAAATCATATACACAAGATATTTTATTTAAACCAAAAAGATAAAAATGAGTAGAGTAAGAAAAGCAATTATTTTAGCGGCTGGTAGGTCGACCAGGTATGGATCTAATAAATTAGTAGATCCTATCTTAGGTAAATCAACAGTTGAATATTGTGTTGAGTTTTGTATTGAAAACGGAATAGAGGATTGTTATATTACAATTAGTAAATCTGACTTCTTCTTTAAAAACAGAAATACAAAACTGTCTCATCCTATTATTGAAAGTTTATCTAAGTATAAGGAAAAGATAAACATTTATTATGAATTCCAAAAGGATGATGAATATGGACCAGGTGCTGCCATTAAAGCATGGGAAGGTAAATTCTTTGAACCTTTCTTATGTCTCTTTGGCGATAATTATTACCAAGGAAATATTGGTTTAGAATATCATGATCCTAATACTTCTGTTGTTACATATAAAGATTATGAAACTCGTGCAAGGAACCTTCAACTTGCAACTATCTTAGAGGATGTGGTTATTGAAAAACCACATGGTGTTGTAAACGGAAGATACTTTTGCGGTTATATGATATTTGCAAAGGAGGCATTTGATAACCTAAGCAGTATTAAATTATCAAACAGAAACGAATATGAAATTACTCACTTAATTAACTCTATGAGTAATCTTAAATTTGAAGAACTTAATATATGTTGGTATGACTTAACATACGAACAAGATAAACAAGTAATAGAAGATATCATTCAAAATTGTTAATATGAAAGAGGACGTAAAAAAGATTGGCTTTTTTAAGTTAGGTAAAGCCATTAAGTTTAATGAAAATAGTTGGAGTGCAATCGGTGGTGATTGTGAACCTAAACAACTTATCTGCTCAATTGCAAACCGTAACCCAGATACCGAGTATTGGTTACTTAGCCCTAACGATTTAGGTAAGTTTAGAGCAAAACAAAAACCAAAGGTAAATTCACTCTTTGGTCCACCACCAGAAGAAGAATCTGCAGTTCCTTCCAATATTAAAGAATTTCACTCTACTATGAAAGAGAGAAAGTCTGCAGATGAAACTGTTGAAATTATTAAGAGTTTAGATTTAGATTTTATCTTTTTCTATACAGGACCTACAAGCACTGTTAATATTGAAAATTACATTAATAAAGTAGATGGTACCGGTAGAGTTAAATCTTTAGACTTCTTTAAGTATTATGCTGCTCCAATTATTCGAGCAATGAATGAATTGGAAAAGAAGGTACCTATCGTAGGTTTATTGGTGGATAACCGATACGTTCTTTCATGTAAGGATTGGGGAAATAATAATCGACCTACTTATTACCTTGCACAGAATAACTTTGAATTAGATGAGGAGTATTTCTCTAATCCTCCAACTAGGGAAACTGCAAAAATCCATTCAGTGTATGAATACTCAGGTATCGAAACCGTATTCCTTTTAGATAAAAAGAGATATGACATTGATGAATTGTTTGAAATGAAAAAGACAAATTCATTTATGATGTTACAGAATCAAGGAAAGGGATCAGGCGGAATGGACCGATGGGATCCTGTAAAAGAATATATTGTTGATCAAGATATTGAAACTGACATCTATGGAAAATGGGATGATGAAATTAAAGAAAATTATCCTAAATGGTTTAAGGGAGAAACACGTATTGAAACAATGACTGATGAACTTCTTAAAACCAAATATACATTCTGTGTTCCTATTAAAGAAGGTATGGTCACTTCTAAGTACGCAGAAATGTTACACTATGGTATTATACCTTTTCTTCACCCGTCTTATGATACCGAATTTAATGTGTTCCCTGAAGGGCATTTCATCAGATGTAAATCACCAGAAGATCTTAAAAAGAAAATTGAATTCTTAAATGCTAACCCGGAGCATTATAAGAAACTGTTCTATAACCTCCAAGAAAAGTATCTTAAGGATTCTTATTATACTGGAGAACATGTAGATACCAAAATCTGGGAAGCATACGAACGCGTAACAAAAACTGAAACTATAAATGTATAATACTGAAACTAAAATCCTAGTCACCGGTGGAGCTGGGTTCGTTGGTACAAACTTTGTCAACGATCTATTAAATAGAGGGCATAACCCTAAGAATATTGCTATCATAGATAATTTAGAGCAAGGGACATACTTGCCACAAGTACATGATAAAATTGATAATTTTCATAAAGTAGATATTCGTAATCAATATGTTGAAAACATTATTCAAGAATTTGAACCTGAGTATGTATTTCATTTTGCAGGTCTCGTATCTATTTATGACTGTAATGAAGATCCTTATGAAGCAGTTGATAACAATATCTTAGGAAGTATTAATGTAATGAACGGTTGTGTTAAGGCTGGTGTTAAGAGAATCATTTTCAGTGAAACTTCTGCGGTATATGAAAATTGTGAAATGCCTGAAGATGGATTTAATGAAACGCAGTCAGATCCTACTACAGTTTATTCAACAACCAAAGCATGTCTTGCCTTATTAGCAGAATCTTATCAAAGAACTAAAGGTCTTAACTATACTGCATTAAGATACTTTAATGTGGCAGGGCCGTTACAGGACTATAATAGAACAATACCTCCAGTATTTGCTGGCTTTATTTTAAGAATTAAAGGTGGTCATAATCCTATCGTATTTGGAGACTATATGAAAGCAAGAGATTACATTGATGTATCCGATGTTAATGCATTCCACATTCTCTGTATGGAAAATGAAAATACTGCAAACCAAACATTTAACTTAGGAACAGGTAAAATGACCAACTTAATGGAACTTAAAAATATGATTGGTGATATTATGGGAGTTGGTGAAGTTCCTTTTGACCATTATGATCCTATCGCTGGAGAAGCATTAAATATTCGCGGTGATATTTCTAAAGCCAAATCAATGGGTTGGGAACCTAAGAAAGATATTAGAGATACTATTAAGGAAACTATTGTATATCTTGAAAATGAAATCGCTGAAGGAACAATTGATCCTTTAACTTTCATGGAAGACTTAGAAATTGAAAAAGTAAAAATATAATTGATGTCATGGATTTAGATTCTTCATTATATAAATTTAATGGTGATTATGATTCTCTAACAGAAGCAGAAAAACCACAGGCAAATCAAATAGCTAAATGGCTTAAACAAATAGTTAATCCTAATAAGATAATAGACATAGGGTGTGGTCCAGGTTTATATGTATACTCGGCCCAGGATTATGGCCTAAATGCAATAGGGTATGATTTAGATCCTCGGGTAAATGGCAAACCTTCACTAATTCAAAAGAACCTTTTTAATATAAAAGATTCTGCTGATGCTATATTATGCCTGGAGGTATTAGAACACATTTCACCAAGTGATTCACAAAAGGCAGTTGATAAGATTTATGATACTTTAGAAAAAGATGGTATTCTGGTTCTCTCAGCTGCTCATATTGGTCAAGGTGGTGTTGATCATATCAATAATAGACCTAAAGAATACTGGGAACATAAATTTAAAGAAAAAGGATTAATTAGGTGTAAATCTTTAGAGAATCAATTAATAAATGACTACGTATGGAAGGCTATGCATATGGGTTGGTTAGTAAAAAACTTAATGATTTTTTACAAGATAGATGAATCAATGAAAATAAGTAAAGCAGGGTCTTTAACAGGTCCACAAACATAAATTATAAATATGAGTAAAGAATTAAAATGGGGTACTATTATTCCTCTTATTGGAGGTAGTGCCATAGGTTGTAAAAAATCTGCAGGTAATGAACCGGCTTTTCATTTAAGCTATGAAGCATTTGCTGCAAACGAAAGCCATATTGAAAGATATTGGCCAGATGTACCAATGTATAGACTAGATCATGAAGAATTAGAAATACCTAATCAAACATTCGAAGGTGTTGATTATGTAAATTCAGTCTGTCCATGTGCAGGCTTATCCTTATTGAATTCTGCTAGTGGATCTGCTGCATCGCGTGGATCTGATGCTGTTCAAAATAAATGGATGTATGAATCATCTGAATATATTTTAGAACACGTAAAACCTAAAGTTCTTTGGGGTGAAAATGCCCCAGGCCTTTTTACTAAAATGGGAGAAGGTGTAGTAGAAAGACTTAGAGAAATTGCAGAAAAACATGGATATAGTTTTTCTCTCATTAAGACCAATACAGAATTACATGGTATTCCACAGAGAAGAATGCGTACCTTTTACTTCTTTTGGAATACACCAACAGTTCCAATGTTAGAGTGGAAGTTTAGAGAAAAGAAAAAGCTTATTGACTATCTTAACGAAATACCTGAGGATGCTACACAACAAGACATGTTCATGGTACCTGGAAAGGTCACTGATCATTTTAGACCGTATGAGTTTGTTTTAGAAAAAGAAGGCTTAACTCATGCCGAATTTTCTGCTAAGTTTAAGAAAGGTACTATTGCACAGTATCTTGATAAGAATGAATTACTCGATGAATGTATTGACTGGTTAGATAAACATTATCCAAAAGAAGGTTTTTCCAATAAGAAGTCAACTAAGACATTTATTGATATGTTGGAGCATCAGAAGAATAAAGTAAGTCAAGGGCTTGGGTATTGGGATGCATCGCCACATTTTTTCCATGATTCATTTTCTGCTCTGATTGGTCGTAATATGTTTAATGGGGTCCACCCAGTGGAAAACAGATATCTTAATGTAAGAGAGATGCTTCATCTTATGGGATTACCTTTAGATTTTGAAATTGAATCTTCGCGTCAAGTTAATCACATTGCACAAAATGTACCAACTACTACAGCAATGGATATGGCCGATGAGGTAAAGAAATTCTGTGAAGGTAAAGCAAGGATGACAAATTACACCTTCCTAAAACAGGATAACACAAATCATAAAATTATCCAAGCAGAGGAGATTGGTGCAACACCTAAAAAGAAGTATAAAGTAAAAAGTATAATTTAATTATGAAAGATAAAGCTTTAGCCATTGGCGTATCTAGTCTAGAGTTTATCAATATCTTATGTAGTTATTATCCCAAAGGGATCAAAGAAAAATTTGACATTTATCTGTTTGTGGATGATACTAAAATAGACTTAAATAAACTCAGAGGTATTTTTGAAGAACATAATTTAGATATTTTTAAGAATGCTAAAATCATTATCCTAAATCAACTATATGATTATTATATAGAAAAACATGGATATGAAGGGAATGCAAAAAAATTCTTATTAAGTCATGGATGTCTATTTAAAATTTTAATGCCGATTTATCTTAAAGAAAAATTCGGAGTAAAGAGAACTCTCGTATCTGATGATGATGTATTTATCCTAAACGATCTGAGTTATATGTGGGATGAATATGAAGAGTTCGGTATTAAAAAAGAAAACTTATTCTATATCCGAAATAAGGATAAGTATGATGTAATGGATGCTTTTAATGAAATCTTCGAAACCGATTTTACATTAGAGCAAATGAATGCCCTTTCCATTAATGCCGGTAATATCATTTATGGAGAAGATCCTAAATTAGAATATTACTTTGAAAGATTTATGAAGCACCCGTTCATTCATCATCAGTATTTTGATTTTAGCGGATACACAAGCTGGACAGTAGAACAAAGATTTCATCACTTTAATATTCACAGATATTTAGCAGAAGGTAGAAAAGTCAAGTTTACCGATAGTAAAGATTTAAGGCTAATGCAAAATTTAGATAAAGATATGAAAGCAGGCACTCCACCTGAAAAATATCTTAAACTAGTAATGCCATCTATTATACATTATGCAATAGGTACAAAAAAACCTTTATGGTTAAATGATTTTTTACCAGGATTGGAGTGGAGGTTTGGTTTTACTTATGAAGCAAAGTATGAGCTTAAAGATATTCTTTATGATAAAACATGGCAACCTCCATCCTTTAAGAGTGTACAAAAAAAGACTAAGAAATTTTTAACAAAATCAGTATTTTAATATGAAAAATATGAAGACAATAACAACAGCAACCATTAAGATGGATAAAGGTGATCTTGTATTTAGATTACTTAATGAAACTCCAATACAAACTACAACCTTTATAAATCATGCGAAACGTGGGCATTTCCAAGGTGTTGATTTTTTTAGAGTAGAACCTGGATTTATTATACAATCTGGCCCAAAGCCTACAGGCGGTCCTATGTGGGATGAAATCCGTCCTCCCAGAAGACTTACTGATAATAACACTCACTTTTTTGGCGTATTAAGTGCTGCTAATGCAGGTCAGCCTGACACTTCTATAGGTGGATTTTTTATATGTCTAGGGAGAAGTAAGTTTTTGGATAAAGGTTATACTACATTTGGCCATATTATGAGTGGCTGGGAACACTTGGAAAAAATAGAAAAAGGCGATGTTATTAATGATATCATTATTAACACTTATACATTAAACTAAGTTACTAATATCAATATAATAATAAACAAATTTTATTCTAATGGAAACAACAATTAACAAAATCGACGGTTACGAATTAAGTTCATTCGTCCGCAAATTACTTCCAATTGACAAATTTATCTTTATGAAGATTGCAAAAGAAGGAACAGTTTCTTCTGTCTATTTTCCTGAACGAGATGCTGTTAAATTGGTTAACACACCAACATCTGATATTTTTGATGCTGATATTGATTCACCAGTAAAGGTAAGCTTCTATAATGGTACCAAAGTTATTGATGCATTAAGTCATTTTAATGGTGATGTAAAAGGTCGCATTAAGTATACTGAATATGATGGTGAATTAATGGCAAGTGATTTTATTTTAGAAAATGATGATTTACAAATCAATCTTGCTTGTACTGATCCTTCTCTTTCGTTTATGGAAATGAGTAAAGAAGAAACTGATAGAGCATTTGGTACTGAATCTAAAATGTTTGAATTTGATCTTCTCACAACTCATGTAGATAAAATGAAATCATTATTTAATCTTGATAAAGATGAGGATATTTTTACTCTTTACATTGGAGAAAAAGGAATCAACATTAAAGGTACTTCATACGATGCTACACTTTGCCATTCTTATGATTCTACTGTTGATGCAGGGGCGAAGGTTGTAATTTACAAAAAATATATTAATCTCTTGGATAAAGAAAACTACAAAGTAAGTGTATGTGAAAATAAAGTTGTTTTCAAATCATTAGATACTAATACTCATCTTACTGTGGCGGTTGCAATCACTGACGAGGATTAAATTAAAGGCACTTAGGTGCCTTTAAACTTTCACAAATATCAACATATAAAGATAAGATGACAGAGAAATTAAAAAGCATAAAAGAAGAGGCTTCTAAGTACTATAATTATGAACAGGCTGTAAAGCTGATGCTTAACTCTATTTATGGTGCATTTGGTAATCCTTACTTTTATTTCTTTAATGTTGATATAGCAGAAACTATTACTCTTCAAGGTAAAGATGCTATCCTCTATACCGAAAAACTCATTAATAAATACTTCAAAGAATTTTGGCATAAAGATATACCTGCTCATACTGAGATGGGAATAACAGTTACAGGTAAAATTGAAAATCCTGTAGGCATTTATATTGATACAGATTCTGTATATGTTAAGTTTGATGAGGTAATTAAAAAGAGTGAAGGCTGGCAAGGTGATGAAAAGGAATTTATTCTTAAGCTTTATGAGGTAAGACTTAATGATTATATTGAAAAGATCCTCCAAAAATATGCTGATGATAATAATGCTGAAAATTTCTTAAGCTTTGAATTGGAAAGTATTGCAAAAAATGCAATATGGTTGGCTAAGAAAAAGTATATGCAAAATATTGTTTGGAAGGATCCTAATATTCATTATGATGATCTTTCTAAAATTAGTTCAAAAGGATTTGAAATTATCCAATCATCCACTCCACTGTTTGCTAGAGAAAAACTTAAAGAGTTGCTAACATACATCTTTTCTGTTAAGGAATTGGATATGGGAAAATTTGCTGCATTACTTAAGGATATTAAAAGGCAGTTTAGATTAGCAAATGTCGATCAAATTAGTTTTTCTCGTAAAGTAAATAATTATCAAAAATATATTGTAAGTGATTATGATACTTTTGAAATTGCGTCAAAATGCCCAATAGGTGTAAGATCTGCAGGGTATCATAATTATCTTCTAAATAATTCAGGGCTTAAAGGAAAATATCAACCTTTAGGAAATGGGGAAAAATGTAAAATGTATTTTTCTGTGGATAAATCATGCGATGTATTTGCATATGCACCAGGGGATTACCCTTATGAATTTGCGCCTAAAATTGATTATGATAGACAATTTGAAAAAACTATATTGGATCCAATTAATCGGGTCGTAACAGCAATGGGATTTAAATCATTTAACAGAAATCTGATTTATACCACAAGCTTATTTTAAAAAAAATAATATTTATGAAAAACACTAAGTTTAGAATTCACGTATTAGGTTTACCTCATACAATCACAAATGAAGATTTTGTTGCATGTGCATATACACAAAAGGCATGGAAGTTTTGTAAAATGATGGCAGATCGGGGTCATTATATAATGCATTATGGTCATGAAGACTCTGACACGATGGCTGATGAAAACGTTACAGTTATAACCAATGAAATATGGGATAAGGTATACGGTACTCATGACTACAAAAGTAAATGGTTTACATATGATGTAAATGATGAAGCTTACCAAACATTTTATAAGAATGCCATTGAAGAAATAGGTAAGAGAAAACAACCTAATGATATTATTTTACCTTTCTGGGGTGGTGGTGTAAGGCCTATTTGCGATGCACACCCGGACCTAATTACAATAGAACCCGGTATCGGTTATGCAGGTGGGCATTGGGCTGATTTTAAAGTATTTGAATCTTACGCAATTTATCATGCATATTGTGGATTATATAATGTAGGTACTTGTGCACAAAAGAATTATGATATAGTAATACCTAATTATTTTGATTTAGACCAATTTGAATATAAAGAAGAGAAAGAAGATTATTTCTTATTTTTAGGTAGAGTTTATACAGGGAAAGGTATTAATATTGCAATAGAAGTATGTGAAGCCGCCGGTGTAAAATTAAAGGTTGCTGGCCAACTTGATCCTTCTTATGAAAATTATGATTGGCCAGACCATGTTGAATTTGTAGGTTATGCTGGGGTTGAAGAAAGAAAGGAGCTGATGAAAAATGCAAAAGGGTCATTTTTAGCATCCCAGTATCTTGAACCTTTTGGTGGTGTACAAATTGAAAATCTTCTTGCAGGAACCCCAACGATCTCTTCTGATTGGGGTGCATTTACCGAAAACAATATTGAAGGTGTTACCGGGTATCGCTGTAGAACATTTGAAGACTATGTAAGAGCAGTTAAAAATATACAAAAAGGTAAAATAAAATCAAAAGACTGTAGAAAACATGGTGAGAAATTTTCATTAGAATCTATAGCCCCTATGTATGAAGACTTTTTTAGAAAAGTAACAGATATTTATACTGGTAGAGGCTGGTATGAAATCTGGGACGAGTCTCTGTATTCCAAGGATTATCTTAAAGGTAAAAAAAAACTGAAAAAGAAGTAACAGGGAAGCCTAAAGTAGCATTTTGGACTGAAGGCGGCTGGGCATTAGGTCTTATCTATAAATCTTTACAAAAATTACTTTCTCATAAATTTGATATAGATTTTTATGATTGGAGTAAGCCTGGAGATAATATAGAATTTTTTACTAATGAAAAGTGGAAAGACTATGACATTATAGCAGGAAATTCTGCTCTTAATTGGATGGCAGAAGAATCTGGTTGGATGAAGTCAACTCCACAAGAATTTTTAAATAAAATGGCTATAACAATATGGGCCAAGCCAAATCCTGATAATCCACATTTTAATGTAAAATTAAAATACTATGATGGTCCAATTTTTTCTTCACCTACACCTGAAATTGCAGAAAAGGTAAAAAATGATTTTGGTATAGATACTGATATTGTTAAGACTGGTAAAATACCAAGTATGTTTAAGCCTATTAAAAAAGTTAGAAATATTAAAACTTTAGGTATGAATGGGCAACCTTTTACTAATACGCACTGGGATGCAGTTAAAAGACCAGAGCTTCTTAATGAAATTGCAGAACTTTCGGATTGTAAAACTGAATTTATTTGTAATAGTAAAGAAACTGGAAGTAGAATATACAAGGACATCGATATGTATGTCTGTACATCTGTGCATGATGCAGGGCCTGCTGGTATAGTAGAATGTGCATTTGGAAAAATCCCAGTTATCTCTACTCCAACTGGGTATGGTAATGTGATTAAGTCAATTAAAACTTTTGAAACGGCAGAAGAAGCTGCTGCCATTATTAAGGAATTAAATAGTTCACCTGATCTTTTAGAAAAATATGTTAACGAGGTTTATGAAGAAGTTCTTAGAGAATACGACATAACAAAAAATGCAATAGAGTATTGGATTCCTTTCTTTGAGAAAAGGTTAAATTTAAACAAATCCTAATTTTTCTATATAATAATAAAATAAAAACAAATATGGCAAAAGAATTTTCATTCGCAGATCTAAATAAAGAAATGTCAAAACACTCCACATACGGAGATACCTTAGATAAATCAACCATTTCTGAAATAGATCATTACATTCCAACGGGAAATTATCATCTTAATGCATGTTTAACAGGATCTTTATTTGGAGGTTATCCTAATAATAGAGCAGTTGCATTAGCCGGCCCATCAGGTACTGGCAAAACATATCTTATTCTTAATGCAATTAAACAAGCACAGCAGCAAGGATATAGTATTGTATTTTATGACTCTGAAAATGCTGTCGATAAAAGATTGGTAGAAAAATTTGGTATTGATTCATCTAAGTTTAGATATGAGCCATGTAATACAGTCCAAGAATTTAGAAGTTCGGTAACTGCAATTACTGATGTACTTATAGAACAAAAGAAGAAGGGTGTTGAATTACCTAAGATCATGGTAGTCTTAGATTCTGCAGGTAACCTTGCAACACAAAAGGAAATCGATGATGCCAAAACAGGAAGTAGTAAAGCCGATATGACAAGAGCCAAATTGCTTAAGTCTACATTCCGTATTATTATGACACAATTTGGTATCTGTAAGATTCCATTCCTATTTTCAAATCACACTTACCAAACGCAAGATCTTTTTTCTCGCCAAGTTGGCGGTGGTGGTACTGGACCTGAATATGCTGCATCTATTATCTTATTCTTAGGTAAGGCTAAACTTAAAGAAGGTATTGAACAAACTGGTATTATTGTAACCGCTAAACCTAATAAGAATAGGTTTGCAAAACCAACAAATATTAAGTTTCACATTTCCTTTAATAAAGGAATGAATCCTTACATTGGCTTAGAAGAATATATTAGTTGGGATACATGTGGTATTGAAAGAGGAAGGTTTATCAATGCAAATGCTTACGATAAATTAACCGATCCTGGTAAAGCTGAATGTAGAGAGCATATCTACGAAAAAGATGGTAAAGAAGTAACAGTATATTTCCAACCTGCTGCAACTGCAAGGAAGATGTGTGTTGCCCACCTTAATGATACTGTTGATCTTAATCAATTATTTACTCCTCAAGTATTAACTGAAGAAGTTCTTCAAAAATTAGAACCTATCGTCGCTGACAAATTTAAATATGGTGAAGAGATTGATGTGGAGAACTTATCTGAAATGTTAGAATCTGATGTTGAAGAAAACTCTTAATACCGCCAAGCTTAAAGTAAAGCACGTATTAGGAAATCATACAACACTACCAAACTATCCAGATGCTGAGGATATTACCTATGAACTGATACGTGACTACTGTGGTAAAGTAGCAAAAGAGATTAAGTTCACTAACGTTTCTTTGCAAAAGAAGTATAGTCTTTCTGATGAAAAGACTAATGAGATTATTATGCAACTTAGGAGGGATAAAATTATTGATGTATCCTTATCTAATTCTGCATATACTACTTATGAGGTTATACGAAACCCATACGAATAAACTAAGTATAGTTTTTGCTATATAAAAATAAATTAAGATGAATTCTAGCACAGATCACGAAAAAATATTCTTTAACTATTTTCTAAAGAAGCCACATTACTTAAAGAGTACAGGCCCAGGATTTTTTAGTAATAGTGATTTAGATCATATAGCAAAATTATCTAAAAAGTTTTATACCGATTTTGGTGAAAGCCCATCAAGAGAGCAGATGAAGGCTCTCATTAAAGATGATCCTAATGAAATTCCAGAAAATATTGTATCAAGTATTTATGATATTAATATTAATGAATATGATCAAGATTGGCTAAAAAGAACGGGTGAAGCTTGGGTTAAGTGGAAACATTTTGATAAGCAATTAATTAAAACCATTGAATATGTAAAAACACAAGATGTTTCTCCAGAAAATGTAGAAGATGTTGTTACTCGTGCTATTGGTATGATTTCTACTGATGGGTCTTTAAACTTTGATACTGATATTGGATTAGACTTTTTTAATCCTGAGCACCACATACAAAGAACTTCAAAAAAGATCGAAACTGGGTGGACGTTTGTAGATAATGTTTCGGGTGGCGGGTATGACACTAAATCTCTTATTGTATATGCCGGTGAACAGAATATTGGTAAATCTATTTGGTTAGCCAACGATGCTGCCAATTTTGTTAGAATGGGACATAATGTAGTATTCATTTCAGCTGAGATGTCTGCTCAAAAAGTACTTAAGAGAATTGGTTCTAATCTTTTAGGTATTCCTATGCCACAGTATGATGAAAAGACCGGCAATAGAGATTTTATGAAACGTAAACTTGAAAGGATATCACGAGGGTTATTACCACCAGGTAAACTTTTTGTAAAAGAAATGCCAACATCACAGGGTACTGTTCTTGATATTGAAGCTTATCTCAAAGACTTAGAAGAAACTCAGGATCATAAAGTAAATGTATTAGTTGTTGATTACATTAATATTCTTGCAAATTATAGAAATCCTAATACTGAAAATACTTATATGAAAATTAAACAAATTGCCGAAGATCTCCGGGCTCTTGCCGTTAAGAGAGATATGTTGGTAATTTCAGCAACGCAGATTAATCGTGGCGCGTGGGATGCAACTGAAGTAAGGATGGAAAACATTGCAGAATCTGCAGGTCTTGCACATACTGCTGATGTCATGTATGCACTGATTCAAGATTCTATGATGCACGCAAATCGTGAGTATTGGTTAAAGGTACTTAAAATTAGAGACGGTCAAGGTAAGGGAACTCGATGTAGGTTCAATATTGATTATGAGCATATGAGATTAACTGAAACAGATGACATAAATTAAATAAAAAATATGTGGGGCAAAAAGAAAAAACCAAAATTAGATGAGAATGGGAATCCTATTCCAGAACCAAAAAAGACATTAGCTGATAAAGACAAAATATTTAACAATACCTATGGTGAACAAGACATAACAGAAAATAAAGTTAGTTTCACAGTCTCTTCTTCGTATATGGATGATATGGATCCAGATGATAAGATGCATTACGAACTATTAATTAAGAAAATAGACCAGCTAATAAAGGGGAGTGAATATGAACATTTAAATGAAGCAACACCAGAAGGAGTCATAAAGAAATTAAATAAGGTTCAAATAAACAAAGTATATTCATATGTCATTGAGCATTTAGGGGAAGGTTATACTAGGGTTGATTTATTTAGTGTTATATCAGATTACTTCGATGTATTTCCTAATAAATTTTACAATTCTCTTTCTAACAAATTTAAAGATGAACTTATTAAAGAGTTAGATGATAAGTATAATATCCTAGAGAAGAGAAAAATCAGAAAATTATTTTAACATGGCAAGAGTTTGGATGGTAAGTGATTCTCATCTTGGGTGTAGATCAAATTCTGTATTGTGGCTTAATATCATTGAAGATTATTTTTTTAACTTTTTCATACCTTTAGTAAAGAAAGAGTATAAAGAAGGTGATGTTCTTTATCATTTAGGAGATGTATTTGATAATAGGCAAAGCGTAAACCTTGCTGCCCAGGATTTAGCAATCAGAGTTTTTGAGGAATTAGGAAAAGTATTTCCAGATATTCATATTATTGTAGGTAATCATGATATTATGAGAAAGAACTCCAATGACATTGCTTCTGTGGATTGTCTTAAGTATGTTCCTAACGTAACAGTTCATAAAGAGCCAAAGATTTTGGAGTACGGAGACACTAAATGTCTATTGATGCCATGGAGAAGAGATCATAAACATGAAAAAGAAACCTTGGATTCAATTAAAGATAAAATTGACTATATGTTTTGTCATACTGAAACGAGAGGTGTTCAGACTAGTCCTAGTACAAAACACTTACACGAAGGAGGTAATGAAGTAAGTATCTTTAAAAGGTTTAAAAGAGTTTACTCTGGTCATATTCATTACAGACAAGATAAGCAAAATTTTGTACTCGTTGGGAATCCTTACCAAATGACCAGATCCGACCGAGGTAATCAAAAAGGTATATACCTATTAGATTTAGATACTGGAAAGCACCAATTCTTTATGAATAAAAGGAGTCCAGTATTTATTAGGTATTATATTAATGATATCTTAGAGATGAGAATGGAGGATATAAAGAAGGAAATAAAGGATAATTTTGTTGATGTGTTTATTCCTTCAAACATATTAGGAAAGTATAACATTAATAAGTTTATGGATTACCTTGATGGTATGGCCCGTAAACTAGAGCCCAGAATTTATGATGAAGAAAATCCTTATGATAGAGAAGATGGGGAAATGTCAGACTTTAATGGAGAGATTAACTTAATGAACATTGCGGCTGAATATATTAATTCTTTAGATTATGAAGAAGATCTAAAAGATAGACTTAAAAATTCAGTACAAGAATTGTATAAACGAACATTATCACCGAACCATGAAGATTAACCGAGTAGAATTTAAAAACTTTGCCAGTTACGGAAATAGAACACAGGTCATTGAATTTAATAAAGATAAAAGTGATCTCTATTTAGTACTTGGCGGTAACGGTGCAGGTAAAAGTACATTAGCAAAAGTTATAACCTATTTATGTTACGGTAAGGTTGAAGGGGCTAACCTAAAAGATCTACCTAATAGAGTTAACGGTGCTCTTTGGGGTAAGATTTGGATGGAATCAAAAAATAACACGATTGAAATTGAAAGAGGTATTAATCCAGGAATATTTAATGTAAAGATAAATGGATCCGAATATGATGTTGCAGGAAAGAGTAATTTACAGGACTTCTTAGAAACAGAGATCTATGAAATCCCTTATCATGTATTTAAGAATGTAATTATTTTATCCGTTAACGACTTTAAGTCATTTATTACGATGTCACCTTATGATAAGAAAAGAATCATTGATAAGATATTTGGTTTTTCCATTATTAATGAAATGGCTGAGGCTGTAAAAGAACAACGCCGAAGTATCATTGATGAAATTAGAACATATGAAGATGAAATCCGAACACTTAATGATTCTATTGATTCTGTCTTAGAAAAAATTGAACAATATGAAAAGGTAAGTAAGGATAAAGATGCTGAAAAGATTAAGTCTCTAAAAGAAAATCTTGTAACATTAAACGGCCAACGAAAAAAATTACTAGAGATAACACAAGACACTAAAACCAAGTTGGAGTCTTTAGATACAGAATCTAGGAAAAAGAATAATCAAAAATCAAATCTTAATAACAAGATTAATACAGTTAAGAAGGAGCTTAAGCTTTACGAAAATAATACATGCCCTACATGTACCGCTCCTCTTAATTCTGATTTTCATTTAGATATTAAAAAAGAAAAGGAAGAAAAATTAGATACTCTCTTTTCTGAATGGAATGTAATTAAAGAAGAAGCTGAAAAGGCAGAAGCTGATTTAGTTGATCTTAGAGGTAAAGGTAGAAAAATACATGTTAAAGTCGGACAGTTAGAAACACAGATGGAAGGTATTAAAGATAAACTAATTGAATTGGCGGATAAAGATGAGTCAGAGTCTTCTTCCCATCTAAAGCAATTAGTTAAAGAATTTACCGATAAGAAAAAAGATAAGAATCAAGGAAAATTAAAAAGTGAAGGAGAAGATTATTATCTTACTATCTTGGAAAATATTATGGGTGAGGATGGTATTAAGAACCTGGCGGTAAGATCCATTCTACCATCGTTCAATAATCATATTCTTTTAATGGGTCGTGAAATGGGAATACCTTTTGGTATCCGATTTAATGAAAAGTTTTACTGCTCTCTCCATCATTTAGGAACTGAAATTAGTCCAAAGACGTTAAGTACAGGGGAAAAGAAAAAGGTTGACTTTGTAATTATTATGGCTTTAATGAAAATGATTAAAGTTAGGTTCCCATCGCTTAATATTCTGTTTTTGGATGAAATCTTCTCATCTATCGACTCGGATGGTGTATACCATATAATTAACATACTTCATAATACAATTCAAGATATAGGCCTTAATACCTTTGTTATCAACCATACTGTATTACCAAGTGAATACTTTGATAAGAAGATAGAAATTACTAAAGATGCAGGTTTTAGCGAATTTAACATTGAATCTATTGGATAAATAAACTATAAATTAAATTCAGTGGATGAGTGCCTATAATCAGGAATACAACAAGGATAATACTATATTAAGATACTTAGTAGTATCAATGCTAGCAGAATTAAGTGAAAAGGTCTATTACTATAACCAGGTAGATGAAACTACTCTTAAAAAGATTAATGTACCTTTCTTCTATTCTATCTCTGGTAATGAAAGATTTCTTTTAGATAATTTTATGTTTGATGCGGAAGCCTCTGGTAAGGCCATAGGCGATTATGAAGTAGTACCTAGAGGTATCTTACAGATGAATTCAATGTCTATTGATTCATCGGCCCAAACAAATAAATTCACGAGAGCCGAATTTGTAAGAGAGTGGGAAGGTGTTTTAAAAACATTTTCGCTGGAGACTAATTTCTTACCGGTGACTATGGGGTTTGGCGTAACATTAATATGTTCTAATAACCTAGAAATGCTAAAAATTACTGAAGCTGTCATGAGCAAGCTTTACAAAGGGACTCTTTTTAGTTGTGATTTAGGTATGATGAGAGTCCAGGCAAGCATGTCAGTACCAGAAGATTATTCACAGGATAGGTTATTTGAGTGGGGACTTAATGACAAAAAAGAATTTCAGGTTACTTTTGATATGGAATTAAGATCTTTTATGCCTGTTTTTGAAAATGGTATTTTATTGCCTGAAATAGATTTTATAACTAAAGAAGCAATAAAGAATAACCCGGATGCAAATGGCGTTGGACAATTTAGATGTGGGGCGGATGGGGATATAGGAATTTACTTTGGTGGTGTATTCCAGAAATTTGTGTTTACCGATGAAAATATTATTAAGGCGCCTGAACAATCGTTACAAAGCAATTTATCATATACAGATCCTAACAGTAAACAAACCGGTGGACCTTATGATGTTAGGGAAATAGATACTTCTAAAAAAGAAAAAGAAAGTGAATTAAGTAAAAGCTACAGAAATGCTAATGCTAGAATTAATTCAGATAATTCAGGATTAGGTTCAGTAGATAATTAACTCTAAGATCTTAGAATATATAAAACAAATCAAATTCTATAATATGGAAAAAGTTATTAAAGAAGGACAAACTCAGGTTTACATGGATGGTGCAATTGAGCAACAGGCCGGAGTAAATACTGATGCACCTTACCTTAATACACCTAACCAGCAGTTAATTGACATTGTTGGTGTTTTGTTTGCCCAGAGTGGTAAAACTAAACTTGATGGTAGAAATGGTAAGGTTGTTGAAAGTGGTCCAATGACAGACTCACAAGTATTAGCTATCCTAGTTGGAATGGGAATTCCCCAACAATTAGGAATGAGTGCTATTAATGCCTTCAAAGGAAATCAAATTACTGAAAACAATAATAAACAAAAAAATCATAACAAAATGAACTTTACACTTGCCGAACTGCATGAAAATGTTATGAAGAGCATTAATGCCTTAAACGAAATGAACTCTGATCAATCCAGAGTTTCTTATTCTGCTAAAAATGCACTTAACATTTTAGAAGAATCTCTTAAGGCGTTTCCAATGAGATTTAAAAACGAGGAAACAGAAGTAATCAGTGAAGAAATTGAAAACAGTGTTAATCCTATGCTTAAGTTTAGCATTGCAAAACAACTTCACAGAGACCTTGCTTCTTCTGAATGGTTAAACCCAATTAAAGAATTAAGATCTTATATTGCTGGGGCTTATACAGATACTAAATGGTCTTTCAGAATTTCTGAAGCAATCGAAAGAACAAAAGGCCAAAGAGGTAAACTTTATGAAGGTCTTGTTAATGACTTAGAAGGTCTTCTTACTGAATCTTCTGATTCTATTAAGACTAAATTCTCTGCTATTGCTGCTAAGAACCCATGGTCTTTAGATTGTAAAGCCATTGTAAATGAAATGAAGGCAGAAGATAATAAGGCAATTGAAAATGGCGGTGGAGCTATTTCTACTATTCTTTCACCAGTATTGGAATCTGAAAATGGATTAACATTCCACCTACACGGTAAGAATTACATTTTTGATGGAAAGACAATTTCTGAAACTAAAGTTGAAGATGCTAGATTCTTTGACGTATTGGAAGGTTTAGGAATGTTTAAAAATATGAACGGTACTTTAGTTACTTTCGGTGAAAGCGGTAAAACTTTAGAATACAACTTAACTGAAGGTACTCTTAAGCTTGGTAATGTTGATTTATCAAATTCAAGTATCATTGAAGTAAAAGAAGCATTAATGGTTAACAACTTCTTTGGTTACAGAAATCAATGGAAAATTAATAATGTATGTAAGTTCTTTGAATCTGTTGATCTTCTTGCTGAAATGGATAACTTTACAAACATTACATCAACTGAATTTACAAATCTTTTCTTAACACTTATTGGAGTACAGGAAGGTATCTATGTAAATAAGGTTAATTCTGCAATGCACTTAAATGAAATGGTATTAGTAGAATCTGCAACTGAAACCGTTAAGTTAGTAAAAGAATTTATTAACTACGATGCTAGCCCAATTCTTTCTGAAAGACTTATTGCTGAAAATGATGAAGCTGCTAAAGTAGAAAAAGAAAGATCTGAGATTTCTGATAAGATTTCTTTCTTAGAAGAAAAGAAAGCTAAAGTTAAGGAAGCAATTAACAAGCTTGGTGAAACTGAAGAACTTACTGAAGCAATGAATCTGTTGGAAGAAGAAATTTCTAAATTTGAAAAATCTTTACAAGAAACTTATGACAGAGTTGTATTAGGTGGAAATAAAGGTGATAAATCTAAAACTCATAAAGGTGAAGATTATGAGGAAGAGGATGAAAAGGACGAATCAGTAACAGAAAAAAAAAGTCGTAAAGAATACCTAGACGATGGATTCGTTGAGGCTGAGGTAAACAAAAGCGGAAACGGTCTTAGAAAAGGACAAGAAGTTTATGTAAGTGCTGAAGACTATACTTCTCTTGGTGATAGCGATTCATTAGAATGTATAGATTACAAAACAGGTAAAACAACAATCTGCCCAAAAGGTCAACTTAACGTTAAGATCTAATCATACCCATAATCTAAAAGCCGGTAGTCAATAATAAACTATCGGCTTTTTTTGTATATAATAATAAATAAAACACATGGGATGGCTAGAAAAAGAAATTACCTAAATAATAGAGATCTGCTTGAAGAGATAAAAAAATCTAAAGAGCAAGATGAATTAACACCAAAGGCATTAGAATTCCTAATGCTATTAGCAGATAAATGTTCAAGAAAATTATCATATGCAAATCCTGACGATAGGGATGATTGTATAGCTTATGCTTATATGGATCTTTACAGGTACTGGAGAAACTTTAATCCAGAGAAAAGTACTAATGCATTTGCATATTTTACTGAAATAGCAAAGAGAGGCTTTGCAAAGGGGTGGAATAAATTACATCCAAAGAAATATGCTGGAACTGTATCAATTAATGGAAGTGCAGACAGTGACGGTATCTATACGATTTAAACTTAATGAGTATAAAGAAAGTAAAACCAACTTCAAAGTCAGGATTTAAACAAGGATATTATAAACCTCATCATCCTAAAAAGTATATGGGACCAGGTCCTATTATCTATAGAAGTAGTTGGGAGAGAAAGTTTTGTCATTGGTGTGATCATAATGAAGATGTTATAAATTGGATATCTGAACCTTTTTCTATAAAGTATTTTAATATCTTAGATAAAAAGTTTCATAATTATTATCCAGACTTTTATGTTAAAATGAATAAGAATGGTATCGTTGAAGAGTATGTGGTTGAAATTAAACCAAAAGCCCAGCTACAAAAACCAAAGGCACCAAAAAGAAAAACTGCAAAGGCTATGAAGAATTTCCAATACGGATATGAAACTTATGTTAAAAACCTTTGTAAGACTGAAGCATTAAATAAAGCAGCTCAATTGAGAAACTTTAAAGTAATGCTATTAACCGAAGATTCAAAGTTATTCTAATGGCAATAGTAGGATCATTTACTGAAGATTTGGATATTTACCTTGCAGAAAATAAAGGTCGTACTGGAGCATCTAAAGCATCTGCAAACGATTTATATAAAGTAGGTGTAAAAGATACTGGTGTTTTAGAAAACGGGAAAATGTATTGCTTTGAATATTTTACGCCTGACGAATTTTTCTATGATACTAACCCAATTGTTTTAGGACTAGGTAAAAGTATAGATAATCATCAGCTTGGGATAAATTTACATTATATTCCCTATGAAGCAAGAATACCATTTCTTACCGATGTAGTTAGATCTTTTCAGAGTGTTATAGCTCAACAGCTAAAAGGTGCAACTGGGAATCCTAAATCACAAGGTAGTCTTAAAGAATTTACTTATGATAATTTAAAGTCTTCGTTGGCAAGAAAATACAATCTTACTTATGCAATAAGACAATACAGATTAGATAGAATCAGAAAACCTAAAGTATTAGGTTATGAAGATTGGTACATTGGTGCTGTTAATAACCAAAACAAATTTTTTGGAGGAAACATTAACGAGGCACAAGCATTATATTACAAGAATATATAAACAATAAAAGATAATAATATGGCAGGTTTTACTGATAGAAGAGGACCATTAAGTACTGGTAATCCCGTTAGAAAAATTCTTAAGGATCTTTCTAATTTAGGTATGGCATATGATGATATGATCATACGCAATTCTCGTGCTGTTGGTTTTACTGAAAATCAAATGGGTTATACATTTAACCCTATGGGCTCTGATTCTGATGATATGTATAGCGCATTTGCTGCATTATCATTAACGGATACTTCAATGAAAAAGAATATCTCTATCTTTGATAAAGATTATGAAAGAAAGAGAGACCAACTTAGAGAATATGCAGTACAAGATGAAATAGAAGATATCCTAGATGTAATAACCGATGAAGCAATTGTTTTTGATGAAAGTAATTATATGGCGTATGCAGACTTTCATGGTCATATTGCATCATCCATTGAAGATGAAATTGGGGATATTTACAATAACATTTATAATTACTTTGGTTTTAACGATTCAGTATCTCCCTGGAATTATTTTAGAAAATGGTTAGTTGATGGGTTTCTTGCATTTGAAATAGTTTACAATGATAAGCAAACAGAGATTATTGGATTCAAAGAATTAGATCCTATCTCCTTAATGCCAGGTATTGATACTGATACTGGTAAAAAACAATGGGTACAATACAAAGGACAAGGCGCCAAAGAAAGAAAGCTTTGGGATTCTCAAATTATTTACCTTTCTTACTCTCAGGTTAATTCCCCTATGAGAATATCTTACGTTGAAAGATTAATAAGATCATTTAACCTTTTAAGAATTATGGAAACAACCAGAATTATATGGGCTGTTTCTAATGCTTCCTTTAAGACTCAATTTATTATCCCGGTAGGTGGTAAATCTAAAACAAGAGCAAAACAATCATTGGCACAGTTAATGAATTCCTACAGAGAAGTTGTTGATTTTAACCAAGAAAGCGGCGAAATTGTTACAAATGGTAAACCAATGTTACCTTTTAATAAAGAATATTGGTTACCATCTAAAGATGGTGAATCACCAGAAATAAGCACAATCGGTGGAGATGGTCCAGATTTAGGAGATACTGAATCTCTTAAGTATTTTGCTGATCGTTTAAAGTTAGCTTCTAAGATTCCTTTTTCTAGATTTGATAAAGAAGGTGGTAATACTTATGATATGGATGCCAGTGGTATGTTAAGAGATGAAATTAAGTTTTCTAAATTTATTAATAGATTAAGATCAATTTGGCAAGAAATCTTAGTTAAGCCAGTATATCTTCAAATGTGTCTTAATCACCCAGAATTAAAAAATGATGTTTCTTTTAAATCTGGCTTAGGACTTAATTTTGTTAAGGATAATGTATTTGAAGAAATGAAAGAAATGGAATTGCAAACCAAGAGAGTTGATTTCATTGGTAATCTGAAAACTCAATTAAGTACAATGACAGCAGAAATGGAGGAAATTCCATACTTTGATTTAGGATTCCTTGTTAAGAGATATGGTGGATTTACTCGTGAGGATTTAAAGGCCAATGCAAGAGCTAAAGAAAGAGCCGATTTAGAGAAGGAAGGTTATAAAGAAGAGGATATTGAAAAGATCCTTTTAGGGGCCGATAAGGCTGATTTTAAACCAGAAAAGAAAGCAGATGGAATAGATGAAGATCCATTAGCCGGCTTTGGATAAAAAGTTTACAAAGATTGTAATATATAAATCAAATAACTAGTAGAAAATGTCAGGAAAAAAATTATTGATTCTTGAGAGAGCAAAGTCAAACCTAGATATAACTACCGGCGAGGACGGTTCGGTTGTATTGGAAGGTGTCTTTACCGAGTTTGGTGTTCGTAACAAGAATAACAGAATATATGAGGAAAAGGAAGTAATGCCTCATATTAATGAATTACAAGAAAAAGTTAAAACCAATAAGCTTTTAGGTGAATTAGATCACCCTAAAGATTTTGATGTTAGTTTGGCTAATGTGTCTCATGTTGTTGAATCATTAGATTACGATCCTGCTAAAAAGCAAGTTATTGGTAAAATTAGATTATTAAATACATCTAAAGGTAAAGAAGCACAAGCTCTTATTAAAGATGGCATCCCTTTACATATTTCTAGTAGAGCTGCCGGTACGGTAGATGAAAATGGTAAAGTTAAAATTAAGAAATTCTTTACTTATGACTTAGTAGCAGATCCTGGCTTTGAAAATGCTGAGTTATCAAGAGTAAATGAATCTTTTGGTTTTGGTAATGATGAAGGTATATTAATCTACGAAATGGAAGAAACTGAAAATAACACCGATAATAAAAAAGATCTAACAATGGAAAATAACAATTTTGTAACTGTTGAAGATTTTCAAAAGTATACGGAATATGTATCCGGAGTTCTAAGTAATGTTAAAGAATCGGCCAATTCTAACAATGATGAGGTGATCGAGAAACTTATTAAGTATTCCGAGCATATTGCAGAGAAGGTAAATCAGGTTACTGATTATGCTGAATACTTATCTGAAAATCTAGATAAAAACATTTCATACTCTGATTACTTAGCAGAGAATGTAAATTCAATTAAAGACTATGCGTCTTACTTGGCCGAAGAACTTGACGGAAGTATTCAATATGCTGAACATGTAGCTGAAATGGCTGATAAAGGAATTCAATATTCTAACTATGTTGCTGAAAACTTAGAAAAGAGCATTGACTATTCCGAATATGTAGCCGAAAAGGTTGATCAAAACATTGCTTATTCTGAGTATCTTGGCGAAGGTCTTGAAAAGAGTATTAAGTATTCTGAGTACATCGCTGAAAATGTAAACTCTGTTGAAGGTGAAGCACTTAACGAAGGAATGGCTGTAAACGCTGAAGCTATGCCATCAATGGAAGAAATGCAAAAGATGGTCGATGAAGGAATGACATATGAACAAGTTTGTGAACAATATCCTTCATGCGATAAGGCAAGATTAAAAGAAATGTATGAAGCTTGTGGTAAGAAGCACGAAGGAAAGGATTACAAAAATTCTATTGAAGAAAAATTAGATAAACTGATTGCTGCTGCAGAAACTAAAAATGTATCCGAAATGCATTTTATGAACTTCTTAGGAGAGGCTAAGAAGAATGAATTTAATTCTTTATCCGAAAATAAGCAAGCTGCAATAGTTGAATCAATGAATGCTCAACCAATTATGTCTACTATTCAGGCAGAAAACATTTGGGAATCTAATTTCATTGAAAAGAAAAGAGAATTAAATGTAATTGATGATATGCCTGAAAAGTTCAGAGCAAAATGGAATAACCTTTCTGAAGCTCGCCAAGCTCAAATCATCGCGGAATCTAAATTCCACCCAGTTAATAACCAATACGGCATTAACAACTTCTGGTCTACAAGAGATCTTAGAGATACTCAAGTTATAACAGAATCCATTAATGAAAGTAAAACCGCTGCTGAGGCTGCAAACAAAAAAGAACCATTAGTAAATGAATCTTTTGCTGCTGACCTTATCAACAAAGTTAAGTTTAATCTGGGTAAATAAATAAAGAAATTCAATCTTATAGTTAAGAAGCAAAAAACTAAAGATAGATTATACAAAAAGTGCAAAAAATAAAATACTAAAATGTACGCAAATCAATTAATTAACGAGGCTGAGGTTCAAAAGACCTGGGGCCCTATCATTGAGGAGGCTACTGGTATCACTGAAAAGTCTAAGTTATCTTGGATGTCTAAGTACTGCCACTACCACAACCTTAATGAGAGTGTATATAATACTGTACACTTAAATCCTAACATGAATGTTCAAGGTATGAACGCTGTGGAATTCCCAAGCGATCCTACTACAATGAACAACTTCAACAACGGTATGACTTCTGGTTCTGGTGACAGACCATTTTCTTTGTTGCCACTTGCTATGCAGGTTGCTGCTCAGACTGTAGGTTTAGACTTAGTACCTGTTGTACCAATGCAAGGTCCTATGGGAGTTCTTACTTACTTAGACTTTGTATACGGTGGAGGTAGAGTAACAGATGCTGGTGGTAAAGTTACCGATTCTGCTCCTCTTTTAATTAAAGCTCCATTGACAATGGCGTCTGGTGTTGCTGCTTTAGCTGTAAATGATCTCGTTTACGCTTCTTCTGCTGCAAGAACTGGTACTGAAGGTGCATCTTACGAATTAACTTACGTAGGAAAATCTAGAATTGACGGTTACGCAATCTTCCGTGTAAGAGGTAACGGTACTTTAGATCCAACTACTGCAGGTTCTTTCGCTCAAGGTGAAGAAGGTTATGAAGCTATTTACGAAGCTGTTGCAAACGCTGTAAATTTCTATGATGCTGCTGCTGCTCAAGCTGGTGATGTAGTTGGTACTTGGGACGGTGCTGCTGAGTATGTTAAAGCTTTAGAAGATCACATTCCTGGATTCTCCGGTAATGCTTTTGAAGATAACAACCCATTAAACGGTGCTCCTACCTTTACTAATGAATCTATTGATGGAACTGATCCTTACCAAAGAGGTGTAGGTGAAGCCACTCCGGATAACATTATGGGATTAAGCTTGTTTAACAAGTCAGTTGCTGCTAAGACTTACCAAGTTGCTGCCGCTGTGACCAGAGAGCAAGTTCAAGATCTTAAGCAATTCGGAATTGATGCAGTTGCTCAAGTAGAAGCTGTATTGGTTAATGAGTTAACTCAGTCAATCAACAAATACATCTTGGATAGAATCTTCAGAAATGGAGCTCAAAATTCAACTAATGTAAACGCTGTTGATGGATTGAACTTATCTATTTACTTAGGTAATGCTGCTGATGCTGCTACTGCTACTGTAAACTTAGGTCCAGGTAATGGAACTAACACTAACGTAACTTATACATTGAATAAGACGTTGGTAGGAACAGGTGGTGAAACACAAGGATCATTACAACGTAGATTGTATACTAAGATTCTTGCTGCTTCTAACTTGATCGCAACAAGAGGTCGTAGAGGTCCTGCTACCTTCGCAGTATGTTCTGGAGAAATTGCTACGGCACTTCAGGATATCGCAGGTTTCGTACCTTACCCACTATCAAATACAATCAACCAAGCCGGCGGATCTTTATATCCAATCGGTGCTTTGGCTGGTGTAACTATTTATGTTGATCCAAACATGGCTTGGACTGACTATAGAGTTGCTGTAGGTAGAAAAGGTGATGGTAATTCTCCTGGTTTGGTATTCATGCCTTACTTAATGGCTGAATCTGTTGAAACAATCGCAGAAGGAACTATGGCTCCTAAAATCGCGGTTAAATCTAGATTCACTTTAGTAGACGCTGGATTCCACCCAGAAACTATGTACTACACTGTAGGATTCGCATTCGGTGCTTCTGTATCGATCATCTAATTCTATTTAGGTATATAAATACTTTAAGAAAGGTTCGCCGAAAGGCGGACCTTTTTTGTTTTAATATCTCTAATATATAATAAAATCAAAATATAGTAATGAGAAAGGTAAAATCATACGATGAATTTGTAAATGAAAATATTGGAGCTGCATTAGGTAGTCCTGTTAAATTTGTAAAGATTAAAAATAATGCTAAAAAGTATCAACAGGCTAAAGTACAACAGGCTTTAAATAATGTTGACTTTGAAAAGAAAAAGCAAGCATCTAAAGGTGACTTAGATAAAAAGGCAATGGATACTCTTAAGGCTGCTAATGCTGCAAAGAATCAGGCCCTTAAAGATAAAGCAAGTGCTATTAATCAGAGAATGAAAGATTTGGCTACCACAGATGGTCTTAAAAAAGTTGTAACTCTTGCTACAACTAAAGCAAATGTAGCAGCAGCAGAAACTGCACTTAAATCAGCAGATGCCGAAGAAACTAAACAACTAAAAGTTAGAATTCAAAAACTTAACAAAAGAGCCGCCGATGCTCAGAGTGATCTTAAGGATTATGAATCTTCTGCAAAGGAAGAGCCACAACAAAAGAATGAACCGGCTACACAGAAAGTAGATGATGTTGGTAAAAATGAAGATCCTCAGGGCGATGCTAAAAAGAAAGCTGTAGAAGATGCACAAAAAGAAGTAGATAAAGCAAAGGCAGCATATGACGCAGTTAAAGACGGTGATGATGAAAAGGCTAAACTTCAAGCTGAAATCAAATTTAAACAAGCACAACAGAAAAAAGCTAAGGCTGAAGGTAATACTGAATTAGTACAAGGGCTTGGTGATGACATAGGAGAAGTTATGAAAAAGATACAGGATTTAGATAAAACTCCTGATGATCCTACTGCAAAATTAGAAGCTGATATTAAAGCCTATAATGATAACATAGAAGCTGAACGAACTACTATGAATAAAGCTGTTAAAGATTTAGAACAGGCCAAAAGAGATTTAAAAACTGGTAGAGGTTCAGAAGAACAGGTTCAAAAATTACAAAAGGCAATCGAAGATAGTAAAGAAGATATTGCTGAACTTAAGAAAAAGGAAGCTGATGCTAAAAAGCAATTAGCAAATTTATCAAAACCTAACGAATCATTTCAACCGCTTGAGGAATCTGTTTCCGAAAAGTTTAGAAGGTTAATGAAGAATGTATAAAGTCCGTAAGATAAACTTTGGATGGTATAAAAGGAGGCATGGTATTCTATTAGAGAATCTGCCTCCTTTAAAGCAACGATTTATGATAGAGAATAATTATCTTAAATGGTTGGATTCTGATATTCAGGCATTTGAAGTTATCTTTAAGGTTGAGGATATGAATGAGCATGAAAAAAATCCTAACCGTATCCTTTGGAATCCTTTTAGAGAAACCTTTACAAATATTAAAGAATTAGAAAAAGACTCCGATTTAGTAGATTGGAATTGTGGAATCTGTAAAGTAGAAATTAAATCCCGGATGGATTCTAAAAAGGTTGAAAACTTTGTATGTAAGAAATGCTCAGAGGCACATAACTCACGGAATAAAAGGGTCGATCAAAGGATAATAGATTCGTCCATTAAATTTACTAAACACTGTAAATCTCTTCTAAAAGGTGAACAAAGGGAGTTTCTCACTTATGTACGCAGATCATCTAAAAGATAATGCTTCTTCTATTGATATCTTTTTAAATGTGTTAAGTTTACTTGTAAGGCATGCATTAAATATTTGAATGTCTTTACCTTTTAACTCATTTTTTAGAATTTCAAATCCTGGTAAAAATTGATTCTTATAAATATTTTCGCCGGTTGCAGCAGTAGGATACCCATCATGAAAATGACTAGACTTACCGTCGTTTCCCATATCATAACCTAATAAGACTATTCGTTTGGCTCCTAAGTGAATTGCTAAATTAATAGCTGCATATCCGCTATTATTACCATGAGCCAATGTATCAGGAGATTCCTCAAATCCAAATTTTCTTCCTCTTTTAAGAATATGAACATCGTTAGAGTATTGCCTAGGCCTAATGGTAAATTTTAATCCTTTGTAATTATTAATTTCTTTTTCTAACCAGGTCCAAACTCTACCATCTGTCCAATACATAGCATCAGCTTCTGGCCAAAACTTTATGGCTTTATTAATGGCAATGCTTTTTTTGTTTCTTAATCTATTCCAGTCAAACCCTTTAAGGGATGGACCTCCACCTATAAGATAAACAGTTTGCCCTTTCCATATAGGACTAACCTTTTTAAACACTTTAGGTGTAACATAAGGCACAGGTTTATTTTTACCTCCTTTCATTTGTGCTGGCGAAACTACCTTTTTAACTACATTCTTTTTAACAGACCCTCTGGTTATCTGTGAAGGTTGATTTGAAGAATTGTCTTTAGGCAATGTAATTACTACAGTTTTCTTAATTTTTCTTACTCTTCTCATTGCAGATTTTTTTATTTATTTGATTTGAAACCTTATCCTTTTTTTGCATATAAAAATAAATCTATCTTATTTTATGAAAAATATGCAAAACATACTTTTGACTGAAAAGTACAGACCACAGTCTCTAGATGATCTCATAACCCCAAAAAGAGTAGGCGATAAATTAAGTAAAGGTGTTTACCAACATTTATTATTACATGGTAGCCCAGGGACTGGCAAAACTTCAGCTGCTAAGGCATTAGTAAAACACTTTAAGCACCCTTATCTTTACATTAATGCATCAACTGATACCTCTGTTGATGTTGTTAGAAATAGAATTACAGACTTTTGTGCTAATCGTTCTATCATGGATGAACCTGGGAAAATGAAGGTTATTATTCTTGATGAGATTGATGGTGTGTCTGACCAATTCTTTAAAGCATTGAGAGCTACTATGGATCAATTTAATGTTAATGCAAGATTTATTGCAACATGTAATTACATTAACAAAGTACCTGATCCAATACAATCAAGATTTGAAATGATTGATTTTGATTTTTCCAAAGAAGAAGAAACCGAAATAATGAAAAGCTACATTATGAGAGTTTTTCAAATCTGTAAAGAAGAAGGTATTGGAATAGATAAACATGCAGCGGTGGAGTTAGTAAAAAGAAAATTCCCTGATTTAAGAAATATGTTAAATCAGTTACAAGGTTTTAAATCACAAGGCTTAGAAACAATAACTGTTGATGATATTAAGAAGTTTAGTTCGGTGTATAGAGATATTTATGATTTGGTAATAGATGGTGAAGATCCTGTTAAAAATTATCAATATATGCTATCTAATTATGCCAATAGAACAGATGACGTACTTTCTTCATTAGGTGCTGAATTTATAGAATTTATAAAACAAGATAGACAATCATATATTCAATTTATACCACAAATAATTGTAACAGTAGCAAAATACCAATCTCAACGTCAACTTGTAATTGATCCTGCTGTATCAATGCTTGCGTGTATATATGAATTACAAACAATAGTTAATGGAGCATGACACCAGAATTTTTAGAATTACTTATTAAAGAATATCCTAATAATTATACGTTAGGAGATGCAGTTAGAAGGTTTAAATGGTTAAAGACAGAGTATCCTGATTTGAACATTATTGAATTAGAAAATAAATTTATGGATGATAACTTTCAATCTAAACCATAACCTGTTATATTTAAATAAAATACACACTATATGAAAAAAACAGGTAGACATACTTTTGTTATAGATGGCAATTATTTTTTATTTAGAACCCTCTATGTAATTCCAAGTAGATCCAAAAAGGCAGGTTTACTAGGAACTGATGAAGACGTTCAGTCTTTTGTAAAAAAGCTCGCAACAGATTTTGCATATCAAGTTAGGCTTTTTGAAGGTCTTATTGATAAAATTGTGTGGACTGTAGATTCAAGATCATGGAGAAAGGACTTTTACCCAGAAGCCGATTATAAGGGTAATCGTAAACAAGACAGTAACATTAACTGGGATAATTTCTCAAAGGCTACATCTGATTTTATTTCTATCTTATCTAAACAGGGTGTTATTATTTCTAAAATTGATGGCGCTGAAGGTGATGATCTTATGTATGCATGGAATACTGAATCTCTTGCAAATGATAAATCAGTAATTATGTTTACTGGTGATAGAGACCTTGTCCAATTAGTTGATAAGAGTAAAAACAATAACACTCATACTATTCTGTTTTCACCTGCTCATAAGAAGCTGTATACTTATCAAGGTTTTTCTGAGTGGATGAATACTGAAAATACTGAAGAATCTTCTGATAATGTATTTGATGTACTCAAAACGTCAGTCTCACCAGAAAATCAAGCTAAGAAATTACTTAAAGAATTGGTCCGTAAGAAAAAGGTATCTATTATAGAAGTTGATCCTGAAGACTTCCGCTTCCGTAAAGTTCTTACTGGTGATGCTGGTGATAATGTACCTCCTGCATATTACTATACTTCTAAAAATCGCAGATACGGTATCAGTGAGAAAAAGGCAACTGCTATTATTGCAGAGTTTAAGGAAAAGCATGGCCATCTTTCTCATATGTATCTTTATAATGATGAGTATGTTACTGACCTGGCAAATATGACTGTGCGAGTTATGAATGCCAAGCATATGAGCCGAGAGCAAATCATTTCTAATATTAAGTCTAATGTAAACCTTATGGTTCTTGCCGCGGAATCAATCCCAGAGGGTATTCTTGATGAAATGTTTAAATCTGTTGAATCAAAATTAAATCTTAAAGGATTACAGTTAAAGTCCATTTCAACTATGAAATCTTTATTGGAAGGAACTGAATATGCCAAAGAGATTGATAATTCTTTTAAGGCGTCATTCTTTAAAGATGACGATTCCGATGATAATAATGATATGTCTTTTATCAAAGGAAATAAATCACAAAATAAAATGTTTTAGAATATGAAAATTTGCAAAATATTATGGTCAACCAACAGGTTAGAATATCTGATACCTACATTACAAACATCAGATGAATTTATAGATTGGGGAGACCATGAAGTAGATGGTATATTTATTGATGATATGCCAACTGATAGAAATGATGAGACTATGAGGTTCTTAGCAGAATCTCATGGTTATAATTACATAAGACTTCATGAAGAAAATAAAGGATTAACTAATACGTGGGAAGAGTCAATCGATATCTTATCTAATTTAGAAAAAGATTATGATTTTATTTGGCACCAAGAAGATGATCTAATCATAAATAATTACATTAAGATAGATGATCTAATAAATTACTTAGATGAAAATAAATGGTGTTTACAGGTAGTTTTAGCTTATCAAGCTGAATGGTATTCGAAGCAGTCTGATCGTAAAATTAGTGAGTTACCTTTAACAAAGTGGAATAATTATCACATCATATCTAAAAATCATTTTAATGATTGTACATTTGATACATCATTTTCATTAACCAGAGCCAAAGAATTTTTAGATGCAATTAAAATGTGGAAAGAAGATGCCATTCCTGAACTAGTGGAACTTGCTGTTCATTCAGATTACATAAAAGAGCACGTATTTTGCGAGGGCGGTATATGGTACGTAATGAATGCATACAATAATATTATTAATGATAAGTCAGAAAAAAATCATTGGGCAATTTCTTTTTATAGTGAAGATAAGAAAAATTTAGTTGAACATGTTGGTGAGTGGTCTTGGGGTCAAAGAGTACCACCGTGGTTGGTTAAAGGTAAGATTGATGCTTTGGAAAAATCTCCAGATATTTGGGATGATGGTCATAAATACCAAGTTAGTAAAATGAAAGAAATGATGGAAGACCCTAGTAAAAAAGTCTCGTCTCGTACTTGGGAAAGATTGGATGAATCATAAACAAACTGCAAAGTTATTCATATAAATATAAAATAGGTTAATGAAATTATTTGATTACATAAAGGTTTTGTTTGGTAAAGATCAACACTGGGATAAGTTATCTAATTATGATAAATCTAAAAATTCATTTATGACTAATAGATTTATGAGTATTAAGTTCCCAATCCAAGCTAACTTATTTAACTCTCTTAAAATAGACCCCGTTGGCCAAGCCGAGGCATGGCGCTTAGTATCATCTAAATTTAATAGAGTACCTGGTTTTATTTACACAAAAGTAAAAAAGACACAAAAGCAAAAGGAAAAGGAATGGGCTCCTAATCCAAAGGCATTAGAATTTTACATGAAACTTAATGAGATTGGGGAAAGAGAATATAGAGAAGCATTAAAATACAATCCATCACTAATTCAATCCTCGATAGATATATTAGAAAAACAGATGGGAAATGATGCTAATAGATAATACCTTCGAATTAGGAATACCTACACATATTTCTTTTGTCCTATTTAAGTATGACTATTTTGATAGCATCATAATAAGTAGAGTTAAAAAAGAATGCAAAAACCTATCTAAAGTAGATGGTGAATATACAGTAAAGGTATCTTCGTTTATTAATGCAATTAAAACCTCTAAAAGAATTAGAAATGAAATTGAAAAGGTACAAGATTTAGGTTTAATTCCTGATCCTTCAATAAAGCCTAATTCAATTTATTTTTTATGGTCAATTTTTAGAAAGTTAGAAAACATTCAGTTTTTAACATTTACTGTTAATAACGATAAAAAATATACGCGACTTATTAAGAATGAAAATGGTTTACCGATTCATAGTTTTCATTTTAAAATAGTTGAAGGAATTTTTGATTTAACACAGATTTTTTCTAGGGAAGAATTAGATAAATTTAACAAAACTCTTATCGAGTTTAAAATTCTTAAAAATAAGTATCTTGAGAGAAAGCCTTATTTCTACATGAAGGCAACTGCCATAATAGACATTTTAGCTTCAATGGAGATTGATGGTAAAATAGATATGTTTAACATAGTGGATCATATTGACCCTAAGTTGGAGGAAGATGATCCTACATTGATTGTAAAAACTGATTATACCCCGTTCTAATGTTAAAAAGAGAATCTTATACATTTAATGGAATTTCTGAATTGCCTTCTGTTTCTTGGAATCAATATTTTAGTAATTCAGCAATAGGAAATGAATATGAGGTTTTATGGGATACTGATACTAAAGAGCTGTTAATGTCTAATACTGAAGTTGAACATTCAACCAATAAACTTTTTTTTGACTCTATCTTTAATGAATGTAATGTTTTATCAATTGGGTATGGCATAGGATTTATTAATGAAATGATTAGAAAAAGGAATGCACGCTTAACAGTCATTGAAAAAAACCAAGAAGTGATTAATCTTGAAACCAAAAACATTGATGATATTAGAGTTATCATTGGAGATGCGTTTAATTTTAATTATGAAAGTATATTTGAAAACGAAAAATTCGATATAGTTTACTGGGATCCTTCTGGCGGAAATGAAAATTTATTTGTACCATGGGACCAGCTTAAATCTATTTTAAAGCCTAACGGTAAGATCATTGCTTGGAATATTGGCGGAAGTTCAGAGATGTAGAATATATAAACAAATAATGTTTGTATATGAAAAAGATAATTAATTGGGTCAGTGGGCTCTTACGAGACGAAAAAGGTACACCTTCATCAAAAAGATTTATTGGTATAGTTGCAGGTCTTTCTTTATGTGCAGCTTTATTTATTAATCTTTATACTGAACACCCGGTAGAACCATCAATTGTAAATGCAGTTGCTGCTATTTGTATCGGCGGTTTAGGATTAGCTTCAGCTGATAAAATCTGGGCTAAGAAAACCAGTGAAAGTAAGGAACAACAAATAAACTCATAATTAATGGCAGTTAACGGAACTACGACAAATGCCAACGGGGATGCTATATTAATTAGCCTCCAAGAGCCTTATAAAAATGTGGTTGAGGTATTAGGATATACTGATGTTACCAAAGGCGAAAATACTGGTGTTTATTTTAATAAGCAATTTAGGTGGGGTACAGACGGTGTAACATATTCTGATTATATCACTCTTACTAATGCGAATCTGGAAGCTTTATTATTAGATCCAAATAAACCATTTTGGATTCAATATAGGTATGAACAGGTGGGCGATGGCACTTTGGAATTCGAATCTATTGCATTAGAGCTGGTAACAGATGGTGGTGTAATATGTAGAGTTCCGCAAATAGAATGTGGTGCTGAAGGATGTATTGGGTTACCAAACCTAGTAGTGGATTGTTGCGGTGAATCGTGGAATCCTTATGATTTAAGTAGAGCATCTGCAATGTATGATCAGCTTTCAGCAGTAACTTCTAATCTTTTTGGGTTCTGTGTTGACTATTTTAAGACTAAAGCTGACCAAAGAAGTAGAGATGTTATTTTAAAAGAATATTCATTATTTGATGTTATTCAAGAAGCTGAAGTAAAGATACTTATTCCTGATAATGAATTACCTACAAGGGAGATTCAGTTTAATCCAATGATGATGGATTTTCCGGTTCAGTTTGAAGTTCATATTGTTAAATCTGCATTTGAAGCAGTCTTCGGTGCTGGTGCGAAACCAGAAATGAGAGACTATTTGTACTTTAAACAATATATGAATCGAATGTATGAAGTTGACGCTATTGCCGAAGCTGATGATTTTCTCTACAGTGGCTCTTATTGGAGAGTAAGTCTTGTACCATATCAACAAAGGACAGCCGTTGGTTTTAGTGATTCTCTTGCAGGTAAGAATGCAGAAGCTGATACTAAAGCATTAGTTTCAGATTTAGATAAATTTAAAGTAGAAAGAGAAGATGAATTTGAAGACGTTAGAAAACCTAATCAATATAACACTATAGGAAGTTTATGTAATGATTATGTAAGAAGGGTATTAGATAAGAAGCTAATTATTAAAGAAGAAAATGTTTATAATGAATGGACTATCATATCTAAATATCATTATGAATTAGATTCAATGAGAACTGCAGAAGAAGCCATTGAATACAGATATAATCAAGGATGGGCAGCGGAAGAAGACAGGGCCTTTACGTTTTGGGCAAGACCTCAGTATAAATCGCCTATAGGAACTAATGTATTAATTCTTTCTATAGTAGATGACAATGGAAAAGTTAAATTTAATACTGGTGGATTACCTACCTTTGGTCAAGCCTTAAATGTTGGCGATTGGATTTCTATTAGTGGAACACAATCATATAATGGAATAGCTAAGATAATTAAAATAGATGGAGATTCTATTACTTTAGATGAATCGTATGTAGATAATGTTACTTCAGGTACTCCTAAGTTTAACAAGGAGACGAGTAATAATTTTATGATTTATGAAAATGGTTTACTTCCACCGACGCAATTTGTATCTCTTACTTATACTCCTAATTGGTTTATTATGAAAATAAACGACAAGTATTATAAGTGGAAATTGACCCAATCATTGGCAAAAGATGAATGGTATGCATTTGTAATTAATCTTAATGCTACTTCTAGGCAGTTAAGTCTTTATGTCTATGACACACCAGAAACATCAGGTTCAATAAATCCTAACCTTACAGCAAAACTATCTAAGATTTTTTACGAATCAAAGACTTATACGCCCGTAGGTGTAGTAAATGATTTAAAATGGAAACTTTTAGGATCACAGACCGATTTAACTAATATAAGAATTTGGGAAAAACCAATAGAAGAAGAATTACAAAGCTTAATTCTTAGTCAATACGTTGTTAAAGATACTCATTTAACTTTATTGCTGGATAACGCTTCACCAGAATTGTTACTTCAGACAGTTTCTGATGCCCGTTAAAATTTGGAATATATAATACAAATTTAGTATTAATGGAAGAAAACCCGAAAGAAAAGTTTAGAGATAGCATTGGGGATTTACTTAATGATTTACCTGATGAAGTTCCTGGATTAGATGATACTCCACAATTACCTAAGGTTAGGGCAGAAGGTACTCAAGCCGTTGCATTAACTAAAGCCAAAGGAAAGGCTAAAAAGGTAATGACTAGTCTTCTTAAATTTTATTTAAGTGAAGAAATTATAGCCGAGCATGAATACATTCAAGCAAAGGCACAATTAGACGAATATGCTTTAGGAATGTTGATAAGGCAGATGGAGAACAGCGAAGTTGCTATATCTAGTTTAATGGACATAATTAATGAAGGGGATGTTTCTCCTAGGATGTTTGAAGTACTTAGTGATTTGCAAAGAACTCTTTTAGACATCATAAAGAGTCAAACCATGTACATGGTAGCTATTGAAGAAAATGCTAAAAAGACAAGTAGAGATATAGATGTTTATCATGGAAGCCCTGAAGGGGATTCAAGATCAAAAACATCAGGATTAAAATCTAGAGGTACTAAAGATTTAATGAGAGCATTACAAGAAACTATTAACGAAGAAGATATTCAAGATGTTGACGAAGATGAAAATGAAGAATGATTACATTCTCACTGAAGAAATACCACAAGAAACACAAACCAAGGGAGGTTTATGGATTCCTGAAGAAAAGTATAACCGCAAGGCTTTAGTTATTGAAGCATCAGATGGATTAGAAGTTAAGAAAGGTGACAAAGTAATAAAAACAATAGGAAAAGGTACAGAATATACCTTTGATGATAAAAGATATGAAATCTTACATATTAATCATATCCTAGCCGTAATAAAAGAAGATGCCACAGAAACCACAAGCACCTAGTGCAGGATTTGACTTTAGTGTAGGTAAAGCTGAACAAGCCTTTTCATGGACAAGTGAAGGTGTTGAGCAACTTATGCTTGCATTGGAAGAAGGCTATAAACCTAAAGCAACACCGTTCTACGAAGGTAATCCTAATCTTAGAAAAGGTAACATTGTTTTTAATTATACTCCTCATGAAATAAAGGAAATAAAAAAGTGCGCAACCGATATTGTGTACTTTGCAAATACGTATTGTACTGTAATGACCGATCATGGTTTGCAGACAATTCAATTAAGACCTTATCAAGAAGAGATGTTAAGGCAGTTTCAGGCAGAGAGATTTAATATTTGTTTAGCTAGTAGGCAGGTTGGTAAAACAATATGTTCTTCAATTTTTATTGCATGGTATGTTCTTTTTAATTTTGATAAGAACGCATTAGTACTTTCAAACAAAGGTGCAACCACAAGAGAAATTATTGACAAAGGAAAAACTATTTTAGAACACTTACCCTTTTTCTTAAAGCCAGGTGTACTTAAATGGGATGTATTTAATTCCAAATTTGATAATGGCTGTAGAATCATTGGTCAAACTACAACTAAGAAAGCGGCAATTGGTTTTACTATCCATTTGCTATTCATGGATGAGTTTGCCCATATACCCCAAAACTTTGTAGAAACTTTTTATGAAAACGTATATCCTACGGTATCTGCTTCTTCAAACTCAAAGGTTATTATTACGAGCACCCCTAATGGCTTTAATAAGTTTTATGATATTTACTCCGCAGCTGAATCTGGGTTAAGTGAATATACACCATTCCGAGTTGATTGGTGGGATGTCCCTGGAAGAGATGAGGCATGGATGAGACAAGAAGTTGCCAACTTAGGTAGTGAAGAAGCATTTAATAGACAATACGGAAATCAATTTATTGCAAGCTCTTCATTACTGTTAGGAGCAGATAGTCTTAAAAAACTAAAAGAAGGAGAATTAGAATTTGTACATCGTGAAATGGTAGAGTTTGAAGATGAGCAAGTAGAATATGATGGCTTATTATGGGATCCAGACTTTAATTTAGAAGAATGCGAAGATAATTCTAATTATTGGTGTTTTTCGGTAGACATTGCAGAAGGTACCGGTGGGGATTATTCTATCATTAATATTTTTAAGATAGAACTCATGGATGAAAAGGATTGGGCAAAGGTATCATCGCCTGGTAGTTTTATTGACTTTTATAGAATAAGACAAGTTGGAAGATTTAGAAGTAATGAACATACTATTGAAGAGTTTGCAAAATCTCTTTACATTTTAGCATATGACGTTTTTTATTCTGAGAATGTAAAAATGATCATAGAATGGAATTTATTTGGAGGTGAATTGATAAAAAGAATGGAAACAGTATTTCCACAAAGAAATGATTTTGATGAAGAAGCCGTAGTTAAATTTAAACATAGAATAGATGCTCGTACTAAACAATTCGGCTTAAAGGTTAAAAAGGATAATAAACCTATATTTTGCCAAAACTTCAAAAAATACATTACACAAAATAGAATTGTACTAAAAGATAAACAAACTGTATATGAAGCAGCCACATTTGGTAAAATGCCAAATGGAAGTTATGCAGGTCAATTAGGTCATGATGATTTAATAATGACATGTATAAATAGTTCTGAATTCTTCTTTACATTGGATTTTTCTGATTTTGCTGAAGAGATCCATGATGAAATGGATCAAAGTATTCAAGACAAGATTGATGTTATTCTAGAGCAAGATGCAAAAGGAGGACAATTGAATTTTGATATCTATGACTTGGTATAAAAAGTTACAGGTTGTTGGATATATAAAAAAAGCAAATAAAAAAAATAATATAAGATGGCACTAGATCCAAAAATCGCTTCGATTAAAGCTGCAGGAACTTATAGATTTGAATTCGATAAGTCTCAAGTTGTTAGTATCCCTGCTAATCAGACAAGATTAATTGTTGGTTTCTCTAAGACAGGACCTTTCAATACTCCTGTATTTATACCAGATACTGCATTCTTTAAGCAAGTATATGGCGATATTGACAGAAACTTAGAAAGAAAGGATTCTTTTTTCCACAGAAGCTGTTTAGCAGCATTGGAAAGAGGACCTATTCTTGCTCTTAATCTTCTTAATTTAGATTCTGCTGACCAAGTAGAGTACCTTAAGTTTGGTACGGCTGCAACACCAGAGGCTCAGGCTAATGGTGGTGCAATGGGAGAATACCAAAAATTTTATAATAGAGATAAATTCTTCTATCCAGATTCTGATGCATTCCTAGATAATGTAAATGCAAACAGAACAACATTAAGTTCTACCACAACTAATGATCTATTAGACATGGTGAATTTAGGACAAAATCCTATTTCTGTTATTGTAAGAAAAGCTTCTGCTGCTAATTCTGCAGGTTTTAATGTAACTGTTGAAGAGTGGTATGGCGCTGCAAACGTTCCAGGATTCTTAGATAAGGACAGTTTAGTATCCGACTTCTTAGTTGATATTTTTGTAATTGGTGGAAATTTTGGTGGAGACTTTAGTTCTGCTACACCTTACGAAAGATTTGAAGCTGATCCAACATTCCAAACCTATTTTGATAAGACACAGGGTTTAAAGAGGAGAGTATTTGATTCTGATGCAACTGATACTAAGATTGCAGAATTCTTTAATGAGTCTGAGGTTGATCTAATTGCAACTTACACTGCTTCTCTTATTCCTGATTTTGTGGATCTTATTGGTAATAACCTTTTCGTAGAAAAAGTTGTAAATGCTGATACTGCATCTACTGGATTATTTGTTGCAGTTAATGAGGATCTCTTTAGCGGAGACTTTTTAATTGACGGTGTTGCTGGTGGTCTTGATCTCATTGGTCATAATTTAGAATATACTCAAGCAACTTCTTTACAGGATGATGTAAACTTCTTATCTTACAGCGGTGCTATTGTATCCGACGTAAATTATGCAAGAGCTGCCACTGTCCCTAATACAGTTACACAAGGTACAGAATTAATTTCCGTTACGGCTGTTTCGGGTGGAGATATTCAAATTCAAATACAAGGAACTGCAGGTGATTCATTCTTTGATGCATTTGCTAATATGACTGCAAATAGTTCAACTGTTGTAGGTACTTATATTTTTGATTCTGTTATTTCAAAATATGTTCCTGTTACTTCTCACCAAGTAGTTGGAAACACCGTTACATTATTACTTTCTTCTGTAGGCGGTGTTGCAATAGGAGATTTCCCAACAACTGGCGCAACATACACTTACATTAACGAAGGTGACTTTGGATTCGTTGCTGATGAATTACCATTATCTAACCCAACCGCTGGAATTATAGGTTCTTACGGATCTACCTTATATAGCCAATTCTCAAACGGTACTCTTACTGATGGGGATGAAGCTGTATATGAAGTAGGTGGGATTCAATATACTTCTTACTTAGTATTTAATGCTGTAGATTACGGATCTATTCATGTAGGAACACCAACAACTGCTGTTGATACTGTTGGAATATCTGACCCGGCATATAACTTGCCATCGGTTCAGATAACTCCTTACCAGGAAGATGCATTTAACACTTTGACTCCACATGCCCAGTTTACTTTAGATGGTACAGGTGTATTCTTAAATTCTGATGCTGTTGCATACGGTGCAAATATTTTAGGTATTCAAACTCTGAAAGGTGCAAATAACCTTTCTATTGATATCTTGGCTGATTCATTAACTGAAACTGCTCTTAAGCCTAACCAAGTATTAATTGATGCTGCTAATCCTGATGCTGCTGATGTGGTTGTAGGTAACTACTTAGTACACTTTGAAGGTTCTGTTTCAGTACCTCACTCAAGATTAACCAGAATCAATATTGTACAAGGCGGATTAACAAATTCTGAATATAGTACAATTCCTGCAGGCAAAACTGCATTATTAGTTACTTGCCAAAGTGAAATTTCAATTTCCACTGCAGGCGGTATTAAAAAGGTTGAATTGTATTACCCAATAGATTCATGGATTGATTACTTAAACATATTTACTTTAGATGGGTTTAGGTTAGATAATACAAAACATGTACCTAACGGAACTAACGAAAGACAGAATGCTATATTAAATGGTACTCTTAATGGAACTAACCTGTTTAAAGCATTAACTGATAGAGAAACAATTAACTTCAGATATTTAGTTGATACGTTCGGAAACGGTATTGAAAGTGGATCTAAGGCAATTTATACAAACTTATGTTCTACTAGAAAGAATGCATTTGCAATAATTAATGCACCTTCTGCTAAAGACTTTAAGAATAATACAGATCCTTCCTTCTTGGATGCAACTGGATCGCTTTCCTCTAGATTTATTTCTACTGGTGGAGATCTTAGTAAAAATCCAACGGTAAGATACTCATTACCTTCACCAACACAAGGTGCAAGCTTTGGCGCATTCTACTATCCTTTCATTACTGTAAGAGATTTAGGAAAGAACATAAACGTTGTACCAGCACCGTATGTTTCTAATAACTTTATTGCAAAGTATGAAAATGCTTTACCGTGGTCATTAGTTGCAGGTGTTCGTAGAGGCGTTGTAGGTGGAACTGGAGTTGTAGGTTTAGAATTAAATCTTGGTAAAGAGGACAGAGAATACTTAGAACCATTTGGATTGAATCCAATTGTATTCCAAAGTGGAACTGGCCCAACAATCTTTGCTAATAAAACAGCACAGCAAACTACAAAATCTGCGTTAAGCTCAATTAATGTTAGAGAGGTTGTAATTTACATCCAAGATGGTATTGAAGCAATCCTGAAAAACTACTTATTTGAATTTAACACAGCTCAAACTAGATTGGAAATTAAAACTCTTGCTGATAACTTCTTATCAACCGTTCAAAACGATGATGGTGTTTTTGACTTTAAGAATGTTATGGATGAAACTAATAATACTCCAGAAGTTATAGATCAGAATGTAGGTATCCTTGATACTTATATCGAGCCAGTAAGAGGTATGGAAGTTCTCGTACAAAGAACTACAATCCTTAAAACAGGTGCAATAAGCTCAGGTAACTTCCAATAAGAAAAGAAAGATGAATATATAAAAAAATAAGATAAGTTATGCCATTACCACATTATACACAATCAAGGGCCAGCAGTCAGAGATATGAACCTATCCAACCAAACCTTTTCGAGGTAACTGTGTTCAGCCCATTAGGTGATGATACAGGATTAATCTTGGAACAGGTTAAAACTATCGGAGGATTAAATAACCTTAATCCATCTGTAGATGCAATCGGTCAGAAATATAAATTTGCTGATCGTTCGTTTGCAAGTATGCCAGGACAAACATTCTTGGATCTCACACTCAACTTCAGCTTAAACCTGAATGAAGCAAATGAAAACTACATTTACAACACATTCCGTAACTGGTACAAATTGATTTATGATCCACTAACCGGCGAAATGGGATTGAAAAAGGATTATGTTGGAAGTATGATTATTGTACAGTACAACAGAGCAGGTGATATTTTCAGAAAGATTACTTGTAAAGATGTATTCCCAACAGGACAACCTGATTTCGTAGATGAATTGAATTATGAAACTCCAGATGCCGCTGATTTAACAATGACTTACCGTTGTGATCACTGGGTTGAAGAAAATGTTGGAGCTACAAATCTTTAATCTATAAGTTCATTAAATATATTTTTAGAAACTGGCCTTAGGGCCAGTTTTTTTGTCATAGCACTAATATATAATATAGAATACATAATCTAAAACACATGACTATATTTAAAGTAGAAAATCAAACAGATGGGAAGATTTATGTAGGCTACTCTGTTAATGATAATCCAAACAACTTAGGTACAGGAAAATACATTAAGAGGGCGGTAAAAGATTTTGGTTTAAGATCCTTTACTAAAACTACATTAGAAGAATTTGGACAAGATGAATCACTAGGTCATATTATGGATAGACTTGAATTTTGGATTAAAAAATTTAAAGCCGATAATCCTAAATATGGTTATAACGAAAGCGTCCAAGAAATGATCCCACAAAAGAAAAGACTTACAAAAAAATTACAAGTCTTATTAACCCCAGAAGATGAAGATAATTTAAATTCTATCATTATCCAAAAATCAATGGAAACAAAAACAAAACCGATGCCCGTATCAAGATATGTTAGGCAATTAATAGTAGAGCATATTGTAAAAGAGACATCACCAGAAAAACAATTAATAAAATCTAAATAATTATGAGTAGTCACGAGGACAATATTAAAAAGGAATTTGAAGCAGCTGAAAGTATTCAGGATACTGCTGCTGTAGTAACTGATGAAAGCGGTACTATTAAAGAGCTAGGTAAAGTTGACACAACTAGAGGTTCTGGTGTAGTTTCACCTGATGATCCAGAAATTAAAAGAATACAATCATTGGCTGGGCATGTTAAATTAGATTTAACACAGTTCCCATCGGGTGGGCGTTTCTATAGAGAAGATTTTGAAATTCATATCAGAGCCGCAAGAGTTGGTGAGATTAGAGATTTTTCAACAGTAGATGAGGATAACATCTTAGATGTAGATGAAAAGTTAAATTCTATTCTTGTTAATTGTACTAAAATAATGTACGGTACACAGAGAGGATCTTATAGAGACGTATTGGAAGAAGATAGAATTTACCTTATTTTATCAATTAGAGAACTTACGTTTAAGCAAGGTGAAAATAAACTTATGATGCCAATTGGTAAAAAAGGATGTTCCACTCCTAGCTGTAAATCTCAGGAATCCGTAGAGCTTAAAACATCTAATCTACAATTCCAGGAAACTGATGAACTATTAGAAAAATATTATGATTATCAAAATAAGTGCTATACAATTCCTACTAAAAATCATGGAGAGATTACATTAGCACCACCTACGATCGGAGTAATGAGAGCTATTACTAATTGGATTAGAAAACGTGAAGAGGAAAATAAATCTTGGGATAAAGCATCTCTTACTGTGCTTCCTTATGTACAAAGAGAATGGAGAGGTTTTAATGATAATGAAATCTTTTCTGCTATAACCAATTTCCAAGGTTGGGATGCAAGTAAATATTCAATTGTTTATAGACTTGTAGAAAAAGCGAAAATTGGAGTCAAGCCTGAGTTTGTCTATCCATGTGAAAGTTGTGATGCGGAGGTCACAGTCCCGCTTTCCTTTCCCGGCGGCGTCAAGGCTCTCTTTATTATTCAGGATATCACTTCTGAACTTCTTTAAGATAAGAGTTCTTTTATTGGAAAAGTTGCATCTCCAACCGTCTGAGTTGGATTTGCTACCTTTCTATGAATACGAGTATACTCTTGAAATGTTTAATGAAATCATCAAAGAACGTAATGATGATGAAAAGAAACAAACGTCTTCTTATGATGATCAATATAAGAATATGTCCGGAATGCAAAATAAAATGAGTAAAAGTATGTCTTCATACAAAACTCCATCAATGCCTAAAATAAGCATGCCTAAGTTCTAATAAATATACTATGGCGGCTGTAACTCTTAAGGACTTAATGAGCCCTCTATCAAAAATAGAGGCTTATGCAAATGAAACTAATGAAAGCATCAAAAAAATTGAAGAATTCATTGTTCAAGGGATGGGCAATTCCAGTAATGGTGGCGATGCGCTCAGTGCACAAATCTTAGCTACATCCCAGCAACAATTAGTTAGCTTAAGAAATATTGAATTTATTTTAGGGCGGCAATTAGAAGTACAAGCACAGGAAGCTGAGCAGAGTAAATCATTCGCCTTCGCCAGACTTAGACAAAATGCAGTCGATAGAATTTTCGGTAATAAAGATTCCAAGAATTTAGAATTAATTGCAAAAGCCTCTACATCCAAAAGCAGTGGAACAGATAAAGGTGCTGGAAAGATCAAAGGTAGTGGTGCACAAGCATTAAAAGATTTAGGAATGGGTGCTTTACTTACAGGTAAAGCTATGTTACTTTGGACTATTGTACCAAAAAAGGCAGTAGATAAATTCCTTGATTTTGTAGTCAAATCATTTGAAAAATTTGAACAGTTTGATGTTAAGAAGGTGCAAAAAGGAATTGATGCTTTAGACTCTATGGGTGGTGCTATAATGAAATTTGCAACAGCTCTTGCATTATCAACTCCTCTTATCCTAGTAGGACTTATTGGTCTTCCAATACTTATACCAACGCTTTTCATTATGGGAGGTGTATTTTATTTGTTAGGTGGCAAAAAGTTTAGTAAAAGAATTAAGAGAGGGTCACGGGCTCTTACTGTGATGGCTGAAGGACTATTGGCATTTGGTATTGGTTTAGCAGTAGCAGCTTTAGCTTCTATGATTGTTCTTATGCAGCCTGCAGTCTTAATTGGAATGACATTATCTATCCTACTTATAGGTGGGGCTGTATCATTATTAGGAAGTAAGAAGATGTCAAAGAATATTAAAAGAGGAGCTGGGACATTAAGTATAATAGGATTAGGTCTTGTTGTATTTGGATTAGGTTATGCTCTATTTGCAGCAGCCTTCCCATCAACTGTTGGTATTGGTGATATACTCATTCAAAGTATTACTATACTAGGAATTGGAACTGCCATCGCATTAGTTGGTAAATTTGGCGTAAATAATATTTTACAAGGTGCATTGTCGCTAGCAGTAAATGGTATTGGATTACTCGTGTTTAATATGGGTTATGTTCCTTTTGCTGATGCTACTAAAGGGATGTCATTAGGAGACATTGGAATACAAAGTGGAGTCCTATTGGCAGTAGGTGGTATAATGGCATTAGCTGGGTTGGCAGTTGCAGGATCGGCAGGAGCCGTATTGTTAGGCCCTGCTCTTTATGCTGCTGCTGGTGGATCTTTACTTTTGTTAGCACCAGGTCTTCAGGCCATGAAAGATTTAGATTTTTCAGAACAAGATTCTAAAGATCTTGCTACTACATTAGGAGCCGTTGCAATGGCATTCTCTGGAATAAATCCTGAAAGTGGCGTGTTTGGTATGATAGGTGGATTATTTACCAGGGTTATTCAGAGTGGATCTGGTCTTGCGGCATCCGCTATGTATGCAGGTGCCGGGTTGGCTTTACAGGAATTGTCTAAAGGCTTATCTGCATTTAAGGACGTAGGATTTACTGAAGATGATTCAAAAGAACTCGCAATAGCTTTAGGATCTGTTAGTGGAGCATTCGCTCAGGCTGGTGGAGAACCTGCAAGCCCTGGTGGTTTATTTGGTGCAATATTCGGAAACACGTTCAGTCCTAATGCAACCGAAAGAGGTATCGATTCTGTTATGGATTCCGGCAAAGCTCTTATGGAAATTACAAAAGGTTTAGGTGCATTCTTAGATCTTAAAAAGAAATACGGATTAGATGGTGATGCATTTAAAGACGGTGGGTATCTTAATACTGCAATAACCGAAACATTAGGTTTCTTAAATTCTGCTTTTGCTGCAATTGGTGCTAATGAGACTTCAGACTCTGCCATGTTTGGTTTATTTCAATGGGATGAAAATAATGTAGAGAAAGGTATTGATGCAGTTAAAGGATCAGGTAAAGCACTTAAAGATATTACTGAAGGTTTAGCAGGATTCCTTGATCTTAGAAAAAAGTATGGACTTACAGAGGAGGCTTTTAAGAGTGATGGATTTTTAGCCATAGCAATTAAAGATTCATTAGGATTCGTTAGTAAAGCATTTGCTACAATTGGTGGTATGGAAGTTCAAGATGGTTGGGGTCCGTTTAGCTGGGATGAGAACCTTGTTGAAAAAGGTATTGATGCAGTTAAGGGCGCAGGTACTGAATTAACAAACATTGCCCAAGGGCTCAAATCATTTCAAGAATTAATTAAACAAGAGGTAGACTTTGCAGAAGACGGTGATTTAGCCAAAGCAGTAACAAATTCATTAACATTCGTAGGTGATGCATTTGCTGTAATTGGTGGTAAGGAAGAAAAGGATGGCTGGTTTATATTTAGTTGGGATGAGAACAAAATTGCAAAAGGTGTTGAAGCAGTTCAGGGTGCTGGAACAGAACTCATGAACATTGCAACAGGATTGGAAACATTCCAAAAACTAATAGATCAAAAGGTAGATTGGGATATTTTAGGAACCGCTATATCTAAGTCACTAACTTTTGTAGGAGATGCCTTTGCTGTGATTGGTGGTAAGGAAGTAACTGATAGTACTTTCTTTGGTCTTGTGTCATGGGATGAAAACTTAGTTCAGAAAGGTATTGAAAATGTTCAAGGTGCTGGTGAAGAACTTATGAACATCGCAGAAGGTTTATCAAAATTTGCAAGTTTGGACGATCCTGCAGCTACCGCTAAATCTATTACAACTTTATTTAATTCTATTGCCGATGCGTTCACTGCAAATTATGAAAGAGCAGAGTTAAGATCTGAGATGGACCATTTTGGTGAATGGGTTAAGGATTTATCAGACGCAGTAAATGACGGTTCACTAAGTAAAGCAGGTACCGACTTAGAAAAAATTGCAAATGTAATTAATTCAGTTGATATTTACAAAGCAGATGCAATGGCAAGTCTCTTTAGTGGTGCTAGTGAACTTGGTAGAAATACACAAGCATATTCCGCGTTAGCAGATGCAGTAGAACAAATCAGAGATCTTTTAGCTGAGCAAGCAGGCGGAGGTGCTGAAGCCGAAGGTGGAACTGCTGAGGGTGGAACTACAGGTGCACAAAGTCAATCTGGTTTAAAAAGTAGCCTTGCGCGACTTAATTCAACAATGGGAAGACTCGAATCTACTATGGGTATGCTTCCTGCTTCTATACAGTCTATTAAGATTGTCATTCCTGAAGATTAATATTTTATTTTCTTAAAACTAAGTTAACCTGTTACTATATAAAATTAACAGATAGTTCAGAAAAAAGTATAGTAATTATGGATAAAAGTATTGTATGGTTTGATTTGGAAACCACAGGAGTAAACACAGCAAAGGATCGTATTATTGAGATTTGTATGATAAAGACCGATCTTGATGGAAACGAAACCGATCGCTTTTATTCTCTTGTAAATCCCGGCACAAATGTTGAGTGGAGACAAGAGGCGATTGATAAACATGGCATCACACCAGACACACTTACGGATCAACCGATGTTTGAATATATTGCTAAAGAAGTTGTAGACTTTATAAGTGATTCTGACCTTGGTGGATATAATGCACTTTACTTTGATATCCCAATGCTTACTGAAGAACTTATGAGAGCTGGTATTGTATTTAACCACCGTAACCGAGCTGTTATTGACCCTTTCCTTATTTACTCAAAGTATGAACGGAGAGATCTTAGTACAGCTTATACAAAATACACAGGTAAGACTTTAGAAGACGCACACCGTGCAGAGAATGATATTCGCGCAACAATGGAAATCTTCCAGGCTCAACGCAAACTTTATGATATGCCACAAACAGTTGAAGAAATTGATAAAGTGGTTAATGAGTCTCGCCAGTCTCAAGTTGACCTAAGCGGTAAGTTTAAGTTTGCCGAGATTAACGGTAAGAAAGAAATTGTATTTAACTTTGGTAAGTGGAGCGGTAAACCTTTCCGTGAAGTATATGAAGCGGATTCTCGTTACATTGAATGGATGATTGATAAAGGAGAGTTCTCAAAGGAAACCAAAATCATTGCTCGTAAACTTATGGAAAAGATGAAGGCGGAGACTGAAGCCCCATTTTAAATTGTTAATAACTTTTTGAAAAAAGTCCTAGAAAAATTTTTATTTCCCAACAATTTGTATTATATTTATAATATACAAAACGGAAATGGAAAAAGGAACTATTGTAAAGTATGATGGCGGATTCTACCGCATCACCCGTGAAACTAAAAACACGGTCAATTTAGGTGCCGTCTTTGGTAACCAGGTTTATCACAAAGGAATTCAAAAGTCCGAAGTTACCGAGGCTCATGATGAGTGGTACCAACAATGGACTCAGTCTGAAACTTATATGTCAATGTAATGAAAATAGATATCTCAACACTTAAGAAGATCGAAGAAAAGTTCGGTCAATTTGAAATCGGAAGAGTCTGGGGTGGCGGTAACCACAACTATCTTAGATTCGGTTATTGGAATTCAGTTAACCTTGGTGCTCTCCAGGAAATTTTAGGCCATTCAGTTGTCGTAGTCGAAGACGATGATTATGATGACGACTGCGGATGGAAATACTCTTATACACTTTATGACAAATGGGAGTGGGACCAGATCCAAGAAAGACGAAAAGAACAAATGGAAAAGTGGAAATCTGAAAAGTAATCTTTCAGATTTTCTTTTTATGTTTTATAATTAATTTAAATAATGAACCAATGAGTAAATATCAACAACTACTCCAAAACCCTCCGTTCATTAAGGTAAAGAAAGGTGCACGAGAGGTAATCTTCAAAACGGTAAGCTGTATGTGTGATAATGTACATTACCTTAGGTTTAAGAAAAATGACCAAGGCGACTTCAAATTGTCCGGTGGTGGATTTGCACTTTCAAACTGGCAAATGAAACACCCTAAACATGACATTGAATGGGTTGCGGATGAAGGTGAATGGAGACGAGTTGCAAAGATGATCAATACTGGTACCTCAAAAATTGAATCTGTAAAAAGTAGATAAAATGGCAATAACAACTAATCCCATGCCAGGTTCTGAAATGATCCATGTTGACCTAAAAGGACCTGATGGAAATGCATTTGCATTGATTGGCTTGGCTCAAAAATTGGCTAAGCAATTACATTACCAACCTGATGAAAGAGGTGAACTTACTGCCGAGATGATGGGTGGTGATTATGATAACCTACTCGAAGTATTTGACAAACACTTCGGTGAATTTGTAACATTACACAAATGAAAAGGCTTGAAAACATAGATGCCTTTAATGGCACAAGCTTCCACGGACAGGTGGTATATGCATCAGTAAACGATCTTGTTAAAATCTGCGGTGAACCTTATCGCGGTGCTGTTGAAGATAAGGTTCAGTATGAATGGACTATGCAAACATCTAAAGGACTACCTTTTACTATCTATGATTGGAAAGAATACCGAAACTATTCAAATGATGAAATCATAGAATGGCATATCGGCGGTCATCGCGGTATAGATGCAATTGCGGGTATGAAAGAATTGGGAGATGCATTGGAAAGTGCTATGTTTGAAGATCACTTATCTGAACAAGAACAAATTGAAGCTATCCTTGAAGAAGCTAACGGTTGGGGGTTAAGACAAGAGGTTAAAATGTCTGCTGAAAAACTTATGTGTTTGGCACCGGACATGAATCTTATTGATGCATACACTCACGGCTTTAACGAGTGGATTAAATAAAATGAACCATGGCACCTAAGAAGAAAGATAAAGATAAAGAATTGGACTTCAACGGTGGATGGACTATGGGTGAAGCCGCTCATCATGTAGGAAAGAAAATGACACAGCAAACTATTCCTGACAAGAGAAAGTATAACCGTAAGAAAAAACATAAGAAAAAAGATGAAGATTAGTTTAACCTCCATTTATGCACAAGTTTATGTTTTGCCTACTATTAAGTGGACATATGATAAATACTTATATGGGCATATGAATATTGAACTTTGGTGGTGGAAATGGGGAATAGAAATAGCGTATGGAATACAAGAATAGATACAACGACAAGTTTACATTTACCTTAGATGAGGATAAGAACATTCTATGGGAAGGTAATTTTACCTATCATCGTATAGGTTATCCTAATGTGTATAAGGAAGCATACCAGGCATACTGTAAAGATGTAGGATCCAAAGGTGAGCACCCAATGCACATAGAATCATTTAAAGAAGCCGTCCATGAATCGGTGTATGATGAAAATGATAGCTATGTAGGCCCTGGCCCTATTGCTGAAAAATATCAATCTTTAGTTTATTCTGATACAGATGCTATCGATATGGTTGATCCCAGTGGAGGCCCTTACATTACATTGCACCAAGACCTTTCATGGTTAGGTGAAGAGTTTAAGGATCTTTGTGTAGGCGGTTTTAAATCAATCTTAACTGGGTATAAGATTTTTACATACGGTAAATTTGATCACTTAGCTGATACTAAAATCATAGGTGGAATAATTAATACAACAGAAGAGAGATGAGTGATAAAAATAAAGAAACAGAGTTGCTAAGAGCTTCGTTAATGCAGCAAGTTAGCGAACTAACTGATAATGAAATTATATCTTTATATGATAACTTATCTGAATTCTTTAAAACCAAAGAGAGATGAATAAAGATATAATATCAACAATTCCTATTGATTTTGTAACAAATATTTACCTTTTTTGTTACAAAATCAGACTCATATTAAAACCAAAGAGAGATGAGAGATGATTGGAATTGGGTAACAAAGGTAATAATGCATAAAGAAAATACTTATGCACATTACCTAGCACTTAAGAAACTTATAAAACTTTTTGAACTTAAATGGTCAGGCCATAAGAATAAAGTAGCATATGACTTATATGTTAACTATCTTAAGGCAAGACTTAAGTTAGAATTTAGAAGGGATTAAACCTTTCCTAAAATTAGCAATATAAAAATAAAAGTATGGCCGTAAGCATAGAAAAGAAATATCAAAAACTTACTGACACAGAACATGTACTCCTAAGACCTGGTATGTACATCGGTTCTGTGAAGCCTCATACTGAAGAAGTTTATCTTTTAGATAGAAGAAGTTGGAAACTTATACCTAAGGAAATTACCTATAATCCTGGATTCTTAAAACTCTTTGATGAGATTGTTTCCAATTCAGTAGATGAACATAAAAGAAATCCTAAACTTAATCAAGTAAAGGTTAACATTGACGTTGATACAAATAAAATATCAATCTGGGATAATGGTGGAATTCCTGTAGAGATTCATAAAGAGTATGATGAATGGGTTCCTGAAATGATCTTTAGTAACCTTAAGACGGGAAGTAATTTTGATGACACTGAGGAAAGAACTGTTGTAGGTACCAATGGTGTAGGTAGTACTCTTACCAATATTTTTAGTACTGAGTTTACAATTGATACTTGTGATGGAAAGAAAAGGTTTACACAAACCTTCTTTAATAACATGGCAAAGAAAACCAAACCTGCAATTAAAGCACAAAAGAAAGGCTTTACTGAAATCTCTTATATAGCAGACTTTAAACGGTTTGGTATGAAGAAGATTGATAAGCCTTCTATTCAGATGATTGAAAAAAGGCTTTATGATATTGCTGCATGTAATCCTAAGCTTAAGATCTGGCTCAACGGTGATCCTATTACATTTAAGTCATTTAAGGAATACTCTGAACTTTACACAACGCCTGTGTTTTATGAGCAGTCAGAAAATTGGCAAATAGGTATAGGACATTCTACCTCAGGGTTTAAAGCTATCTCATTTGTAAATTCTGTTGAAACAAAGGATGGTGGAAAACATGTAGATAATATTACATGGCAGATTACACAATTCCTTAGAGATAAGATTAAGAGAAAACATAGAGTTGATGTAAAGCCGTCTGAGTTAAAAAATCATTTGTACCTTTTCATTAATTGTACAATCATTAATCCTGCATTCTCATCGCAAACTAAAGAAAAGCTTATTACCGAACCTAAAGACTTCGGAAGTATTCATGTACTTTCGGATAAGACACTAAGGCAAGTTCTTAACTCTGAAATTATTCAATCAGTATTAGATTGGATTAAACAAAAGAAAGCAGCAGAGGAAAGATCCAAACTTAGAAAACTAAATAAAGGTTTAGATAAAAAGAAGGTAGTAAAACTTATTGATGCCAAGAAGCGAGGTGATAGGAATAACTGTACTCTTGCAATATTTGAGGGTGATTCTGCATCTTCTGCATTTAGGCAATATCGTAATCCACAAACACAAGGGGCATTTCCTTTAAGAGGTAAATTTGTAAATGTAAGAGAATCTGTACCATCTAAAGTTGTACAGAACAAAGAAGTACAATCTCTTATGGCTGCGCTAGGCCTTAAGATAGGCCATGAACCTAAAGACTTAAGGTACGGTAAAATACTTTTGTATACTGATGCTGATGTTGATGGTAATTCAATTTCGGCTCTGCTTATCAATTTCTTAGGTAAGTATTGGCCAGAGTTATTTGATGAAGGTAGGGTACTTAAAGTAGAAACACCTCTCATGGTTGCTAAGAAAGGAAAACAAACCTTAAGTTTTTATTCTGATGAGGAATATAAAAAATGGGAGTCTAAACAAAGGTCTCTTAATTCATGGAACATTGAATATAAGAAAGGGCTTGCTGCATTGGAAAATGAAGAGTATCAAGAAATCATAAGTAATCCTAAAACCTTTACTTTGGTTAAAGATAACGATTTTGAAAATACATTGAATACATGGTTCTCTAAAGACTCAGAACCAAGAAAGAAAAAGATCTTAGGTGAGAAATTAGAATATGCACCTAATGGAAATTCATTATTTTAAATTATGAGTAGAAGAACAGTAACAGATTTTTTTGATAAGGAGTATTTGGAATATGCCAAGTATGTTGTAGAGAATCGTGCAATTCCTAGTTGCATAGATGGTCTTAAACCTACCCAAAGAAAGGTTGTACATATTGCAAATAAGATTTGGAAAAGTGGAAAGGAAAAGCCTATGAAACTTTTTCAACTTGCAGGTCGTGTAGCAGCCGAAGCATACTATCATCATGGTAACACATCTTTGGAATCTGCTATGGTTGGTATGGCTCAAGGATTTAAGAACTCATTACCTCTCCTAGAAGGCATCGGTCAATTTGGATCATTAAGATCTCCTTCTGCTGGTGCACCTCGCTACATCAGTGGAAAACTTCATCCAAACTTTAGACTTCTCTATAAGGATTTTGAATTATTGGAAAACAAAATTGAAGAAGGCGAAAAAATTGAACCTGAGTTTTTCTTGCCTATTATCCCAACGGTAATTCTAAATGGATCTTCTGGTATTGCGGTAGGTTTTGCTACAAACATTCTTAACCGAAATCCTAAGGATGTGGTTAATGCATGCATCTCTACACTTAAAGGTAAAAAGATGCCATCACTACCACCTTGGTTAAATGAGTTTTCCGGCACTTTTACTAGAGATACAGTTAATCCTAAAACCTGGAAAATAAGTGGTGTATATGAGGTGCTAAACACTACAACAGTTAAGATAACTGAAATTCCTCCTGGATTTACTTATGAAAGATATGAAGAGCATTTAAATAACCTTACTGAAAAAAGAATCATTTCAGGTTATGAAGATAATTCATCAGGTAAAGTTGAGTATGTACTTAAGTTTCAACGGGCAGTATTAAAAGATTACATAAGCAGAAATAAATTAGAGGCACTCTTAAAGATAAATACTCAAGAAACCGAAAACCTTACAACGATTGATGAAAACGGTGAACTTAAGATTTTCAATAAAGTAGAGGAAATCGTTAAACACTTCGTAGAAGTTAGGTTAACTTGGTATGATAAGAGAAAGGCATATTTACTTACTAAGATTGAAAAGGAACTCTTAATAATCAGTAATAAGGCTAGGTTCATTAAAGATATTATTGACGGTAAGCTTAAGGTAAATAATGTACCTAAGAAAACTATTGTACTTTATTTGGAAACTGCAAATTATGATGAAGTAGATGGATCATATAACTATCTTTTAAATATGCCTATCTATTCATTAACCAAAGAAAGATTTAATGAACTTCTAAAACAAGAAGCAGATAAGAAAAAGGAAAGGGAAGTTATTGAAGGCACCGATCCTAAGGATATGTATCTCTCCGATTTAGAAGCATTAAAGAAAGCAATTAAGTAAACCTTTTAACAAAAAGCAATATAAAAATAAACACTATTATGGCTAAATTTAGTTTTGAAACAAAGATGGGTGTAAAGTTATCCACATGTACTTCTGATTCTATAGAAAATGCATGGGAATGGTTAGCTAAAACTAAACAGCTTCCTTTAGATCAAGTAAAAGAATTGTATAACATAAAAAAGATAAATAATGATGATTGAACAAAACACAAAAGTTGACTCCTCGATGATTAACAGAGTCATGTACAATTTTCCAAACAAGACTCTTAAGGTTGAATTTAACTCAGGTGCTCTATATGAATATAATAATGTAGAACCTGATGTATATGACCAACTCTGTAAAGCAGAGTCTCAAGGAAAATTCTTTAACGAGCAAATTAAACATAACTACGAACATACACAACTCTTAATTAACTAAATTTATGGCAACAACAGCAAACGTAATGTATGATGCACTCAAAGCCCAATTTGAGGCACAGAAACAAAAAGCAATCGCAACCTTAACGGTATATCTTTCTAGCCCGGTTGGAATTGGGGAACATCCACAAATAATTGATGAGATGGAGAAATTAACTAGAAACATTGCAGATGCCGAAGGCTGTCTAGAAATTCTTGCAAAAACTTTTGAAGTGAAAGGGGAAAATGGCAATGTGGACGCAGAGTAATAGTTGGTCAGACGATTTAATCATTAATTACATTTACATAGAGAATGAATAAAGTAATTTTAGTTGGCAAGGCAGCTGCAGGTAAAGATCATATGAGAAAGATTTTATGTGGTCGTGGTTTTGAGTATGGTATATCTTATACTACAAGACCTCCTAGAGAAGGTGAAATTGATGGCAAAGATTACTTCTTTCTTAGCGAAGTTGAATTTAAGAAAAAGATTAAGGATGATTATTGGTATGAATGGATAGAATTCAACGGTTGGTATTATGGTACAAGCCATAGACAGTTTACGCATTCATGTAACCTATTCATAATGACACCTAAAGGTATAAGTCATATTGATCCAGTGGACCGTAAAGAATGTACTATCATATATCTTAACATTCCTCAAGAAGTTCGAAGAAAGCGATTAGAAGAAAGGGCTATGCCAGGCGATTCAATAGACCGTAGAATGAAAGCAGATAAAATTGACTTTAAAGATTTTACTGACTTTGATATTGAAATAAACAATTCCAACTTTTAACATATAAAAATAAAATGAGTAAATTCATTATTATTGAGGGTACTGATAACACAGGTAAAGACACTCAACAAAATCTTATCATTGAAAAATTACATAACTTAGTTTTTCATAAACTTCATTACTCTTCATTACCATTTAAAGATAATGTAGAAAAACATGTTAAGTATTCAACTAAAATGTATGATGACATGTTTAAAATGATGATGAATAATAAAGAAGATGGTATTAATATGATTTTTAACCGATCTCATTTAGGTGAATCGGTTTATTCTCCGCTTTACAGAAATTACTCAGGTGATTACATATTTGATATTGAAAAGAAATATGTAGATAAGTTAAGAAAGGAATTATATCTTATTACATTAACAAATGATCCACATACAATCTTAAAGAGAGATGATGGTAAATCATTCTATGGTAATGAAGAAGAGGTTAAGGCTGAAATTGACGGTTTTAACCGAGCTCATAGGTTAAGTAGGATTAAGAATAAATTGCTTATCAACATTGGTACAATGAGTGCTGATGAGGTTTCTCATATCATTGTAGATTTTCTTATGCATGAAAACTCTGTTATGGGTACTGCTGAACAACTAAATTTATTTGCATAATGGGACACTATGAAGACTTTTTCTGGGAAATAACCGAGGAATTAAAACGGTTAGGATTAAAGAAGGAGTTTGAACAAGAGATAAGAAAGATTCAATCCAATGATGAATTTAAGTATAAATCCATAAAAGAAAGATGGGAGTATGCTTTAAACAAAGTTAAACAATTACATAAAATTAATAAATGAGAATATTTAAAGGAGAGACGTTTGCTGAGGCGTATCATTCAGCATTAAGTAGTGTTATCTATAATCCTAATTACGTATCCTCACCAAGAGGTATGAAGATATTTGAAATGTCAGATGCTGCAATTGTAGTAGAAGATCCTTCATATTGTCTTTATGAAAATGATCGTAGGAGTAGTCAATTTAAATACATCGCAGCAGAATTGGTTTGGTATTTCACAGGTCGTAATGATGCTGACTTTATTACTCCTTATGCAAAATTCTGGGATCAAATTAAAAATAAAGATGGTTCAGTTAATTCTGCATACGGAAATCTTATCTTTACTGAAGAGTTAGAAGATGGCAGAAATCAATATCGTTGGGCATTAGATTCTTTAATCCAAGATAAAGACTCAAGACAGGCAATTTTACATTTTAATAAACCATCACATCAATGGAACGGTAATAAAGATTTTGTTTGTACTCTTAACGGTATATTCCAAATAAGAGATAATAAACTTAACTTTACTGTAGATATGAGATCTAATGATCTTGTCTTAGGTACTCCTACTGATGTTGCATTCTTTTGTTTGTTACAAATGCAAATGCTAGAGCATCTACGAAAGTATTATCCTGAGTTAGAGTTAGGTACATATACTCATATTGCCCATTCGCTTCACTTATATGAAAGACACTTTGATCTTGTAAGCGAAATGTTAATGAAATCATTTAATCCTCAGTCATATCCAGAAATGAGAGAGTTTTTAATTGATCCTAACGGTAAGCCATTAGATGGTCTGAAACAATTAGAAGATGAAATGATTCAAAGCAATGATGTAGTGCTCCAAGGTGATTCTAAATTTGAACCTCAACCACATGATGATCTTTTACACCAATGGATATCTGATGCAATCTTTAGGAATATATAAACAAATTAAATTTTGTTTTGAAGTATTTAAAATTATTTGAAAATTTTAAAGACGGAGATGGTCTTAAAAAAGTTTACTTAGCCCTTAGAGAAGATAGTGGGCAAAGATGGTGGACTTATAAAGGTTTTGCTGGTGATAAGTTCTTCATTCAGATCCATGAAAATAACATAGATGATATTGATATTAATCCTGACTATCCTGTACTAACTTATCATACTGATACTGTTAAAAAGTTACTGGATTCAGGAAAGATAAAAGAAGAGAATATCTATAATCACCCAGATCATATTTCAAAATCTGGATCTAAGGAAGAATTTCATAAGCTTGTAGGAGAGGATGAGAATATACCTAAGACGGTTTATTCTAAAAATGATGCTTTAGAAAATTTAGAATTTCCTATTATTGCAAAACCGTCAAAAGGGCACAGCGGAATAGGTATTCAAATTATTGATAAGCCAGATTTAATGGAAGATGTGGATGAAAAAATCTTTGATACATTTTCTGAATATATTGATAAAGAAGAAGAACATAGATTTATTAATTTTAAAGGAAAACCAATTTTCTGGATGGAACGTACTCCGCTTAATGAAAAAGCAAAAAGCGGTAAAGGCGAAGCCAAAGAAGAAATGGAATTTGGTTATGCTAAAAGAAACTTAAAAGATTTACCTAAAGACTATAAAAATGTTTTGGAAAAGTTTTGTAAGATCTATGAAGATTTGCCTTATATGTGTTTTGATATGATGAAAGGCAAAAACGGTAAAGTATATGTTATTGAATCAAATGCTCAACCTGGTGTTCCATTCGATTCAACTATTGAGGCTTACAAACATATATATGAAGATTTTTATAAAAAGCCTTTAGATAAAGACAGTCTAACTAAACTTGATGAATATGCAAAAACTATGGTTGAAAAAACCCTTAAGAAAGACGGAGGTAAAAGATTTTCAATTAAATAGAAAAAGGTTCATTAATAATTTTCAGTTCCCAATTTTTTGTATTATATTTGTACTGTAACAGTCAAATCTGTAACTAATTTTTTATGCTTAAAGATTTAGAAACTCCAAAAGATTTTTTTATAACATCCGATACGTGGTTTGGAAGACCACAGATTTTACAAATAGCTAATCGTTTATCATTTAAAGATATAGATGATATGAATGATAAGTTAATAAAGAATTGGAATAAGACAGTTAAAAAGAATGATCTTGTATTTCATTTAGGAAATTTTGCATGGGATCCCAATACTGCTAGAAATGTTTTAGAAAAATTAAATGGACAAATTTATTTTATCCTAGGTAATACTGATGATGCTATTTTAGATGTTCATCTTGAGTTTAAAAATGTATCATTACTTGAAGATCAGATCTTAGAATTACCTCAATACGATTCAATCATTTGCCATTACCCATTAGAGGTTTGGAATGGTAAAGATTCAGGGACTATTCATTTTCATGGTCATACTGTGTTTTCTCATAAGACAGATTTAACCAAAATGAATAGGGTAAATGTATGTACAGATTTTTGGAACTACACCCCTGTTAAATATTCAACTATTAAAGATTTTATAAATGACAAAAACTAAAAAGACCTACAAAGAATTGGCAATTGAATTTAAGAACACAAAATCAGAAAAATCTTACAATGAACTTTATAAGAAGATGAGACCAGGTTTATGGTCTTATGTTAATAATATCGTAAAAGATCCTACTATTGCTGACGATATAGTTTCTACTACATTAACTACAGTTTATCTTAAAATTGACCAATACAATGAAGATTATCAAATCACTACGTGGGCATATCGTATTGCCTATAATGAATGTATCGGTTGGATAAGATTTAGAAATAAAAAGGTAAGTATGAATGTATTTACCGATGCAGGTGTGGAGCCTCCTATGAATGAGTCATTTACAACAATTGATGGAATTTTACCTAAAACAGAAAATGACTGGGAAGAAGAAGACAATTTATTAGATGAGAAAGTTCGTTTAACATATGAAGCAATAAATGCATTGCCTCCAATGTATAAGAGATATATGGTTGAAAGATTTCTTAATCATAAATCTTATTCTGATATTTTAGAAATAATGTTAGAGTTTGAAAAAGACATAAATCTTCAAACTGTAAAGAACAGAATATTCAGAGGAAGAAAAATAGTTAAAAAACAGCTCGAAGGGATGAAACTATTTTCTGAAATCTAAATAGATAACAAACAAATAATTATGTACGCAAAAAAACTATTTAAAGAACTTAACATCTGGCGAAAAATAAGAAGCATTGCTAAATCTGAGGAAAATGCATTAAATGAAAAAGGCTTTAGGGTGGATTGGATAGGTAGAATTTATACCGTAATTAATCTACCAGAAGAAGTTGCAACTGCACCAATTTCGCAAGAAGGTTATGTTTTAATGGAATTAAGAAAACATGATCAATTTTTATTGCAATTAGGTATAGCTGATTATGTATCACCTGAATTTAGTAGAATTGATGGAACTGACTCATTCTTATTAGTATTATCACCAGACCGAGAATACTTTAGGTTGTGGCCATTGATTAAATCTCTACTTAGAACTGGCGGTATTATTTTAGCTATAAGACTTATGTATGTAATTTTTGAACATAACCAAGAAAAAATCACTGAACTATGGAACAAACTGATGACTCTAGTATTTTAAGATCAAAAGTTGATAAAATAGAAAACCAAGTAAGAGATCTTGAAAAAGAAAAAATTGAAATCCAAAACGACTGTAAACATAAAGAAGAAACTTTTGTACAGTTTGATAAAAATAATTCTATGAAAAAATACTGCTCGGTATGTAAGCAAGAGTTGGGCTATCCATCTAAAGAAGAGCAGAATAATTTCTTAGGTAATACATAAAAACATGGCAACATCTGAATCTCTAGCAACCACAGAAACAATAAACGGTAAAAGATACTACAATGTAGGTGAAGGCAAAAAATATCCTTCAGTAACAACTATCTTAGGCGCCATGACTGATAAGTCTGGTTTAGATAAATGGAGAAAAAGAGTAGGTGAGGAAGAAGCTGATCGCATTTCAAAGTTTTCTGCTAATCGTGGAACTGTAATGCATCAGCTTAATGAATACTTTTTAGGTTCAACTAAAGAGACTGTTAGGGAAAGACTATTAGAGGCCCAACAACTTATCATACCTTTTGCCGAAGAGAATGGGTTTACTGAGGAAGAGGTAACGGTAGGTAGAAAACTGTTCTTTAATTTCTATAACAATAATTGTTTCGGTCGTATTGCTAAGGTTGTATCTATAGAAGACACTCTATACTCACCTGTAATGGGAGGGTATGCAGGTAGAGTAGATATTATTTATGAGAATGATAAAGCACATCTAATCGTCTTAGATTTTAAGTCATCTAAGAAGCCTAAGAAAGAAGAATGGATCGAAAACTACAAAATGCAAATTGCTGCATATTCATTAGCCTATTGGGAAATGAATGGTGTTAAGCCAAGCGGTGGAGAAATATGGATAAGTAATGAAACTGATGCATTTCCACAAATCTTTGAAATGACATTCGAAGACATCACATTTTACGGAAAGAAGTTTCTTAATCTTGTAAAAGACTTTCATGAAAAGTATCCATTAACCGAGAATATATAAAAAAACAAAAGAATTCTTATGCCTATTAAATCGTTTAAAGATTTTGTTTCAGAAGGTCTTGATCATGTTAGACATAAAAAGGTAAAGCATATTGAGGATCATGATCCTAATGAAGGTATGGATAAAGATACCGAAAAAAAGGCTGAAGAATATTTAGATAGTGAAAAAGATAATTGCCCTAGGTGCGGTGAACATGTAGAAGATTGTATTTGTGAAGAGGATGATCCATGGTCAACTCAAAATTATCACAGAGTACCTAAAGGCGAAGAACATAAAGCAAAACCAAAACAAGAATTTAAAAAATAATATCATGAACAAATTCAACAAATTTTTTGTAGACCACGGTATGAAAATACTTATCGTCTTATTGATACTTAGCTACTTCAAATCATGTAGCATTGATTCCGAACTTGAAAGAATCAAAAAAGATCAAAGAATTTTAACAACCGAGATTGATACTCTTTCGTCTCAGATTGTAAACGAGGAGGAAATGATTTTCTTAATCAAAACAGTTCCTGCTTGGAAAACTCTAAGAATTGAAGAAATCTCCGATAAGGAAAGAATTTCTATTAATGCATTAGAGGAAAAAGAAGACTAAATGAGTGGCTGGTAGAGTACCTATAATTCCAGGAGTCCCAACTCCAAGCGATCCACAATGTGCATTAACTTATTGTGGAAGAATTATCGCACAAGTAGATTGTATTAAATGGATAGTACAAGGTACTTCTGCATGCATTGATATTCAATTATTTAATGCTAATGATAAACCACTTAATCTTGATACTATATGTGATATACACGTTCAACTAACAAATGAGTTAGAATGTGTTGTTGCAAATTTTTGGTATCCTGATGTTCCTTCTGGGTCAAAGGGATTCCTTATAGACATCTTACAATATACTGATACCTCGGGTACAATTTATAATGAAGGTTTAATTAGAATCTGCCTACCTTCCAGCTGTACATATGTTTCACCTGGAAATATAATGGCTGAAATACTTCTAACTGAATGTGGAGGAAATACTGGAGATCCAACTGGCGTAGGTCCTACTGGTGCATTACCAACCGGATCCGCTGAAATTTATGGAATTCCATGTTTATGGGTTGCTACGATTGTTGAATCTAAGATTGCACAAAATGGTGGTGATAGTGGATGTTATCCAGGCTATGTACCCGGTGGAGGTGGATCTGGTGGTGGAGGTGGATCTGTTTCAGGTTCTGTTGGTGCAACCGGTCAACAAGGTCCACAAGGCCCACGAGGATTTATTGGGGCCACTGGTATAGGTGGAAGCGGCGGAGGAAATGATGGTGCAACTGGTGTTCAGGGACCACAGGGACCACAGGGACCAATCGGTGCGACTGGTTTAACTGGTCTACAAGGTGCAACTGGAGCTGATGGTGTAGGTTCTACTGGAGCTACTGGTCTGCAAGGTCCAATTGGTGCAACTGGAGCTGATGGGGTAGGTTCTACTGGAGCTACTGGTCCGCAAGGAGAAATTGGTGCCACTGGTGTTCAGGGTCCAATTGGTGCAACTGGAGCTGATGGTGTAGGTTCTACTGGAGCTACTGGTGTTCAAGGACCACAAGGTGATATAGGTGCCACTGGTATTCAAGGACCACAAGGTGATATAGGTGCCACTGGTATTCAAGGACCGCAAGGAGATATAGGAGCCACTGGTGTTCAGGGACCACAGGGTGATATAGGTGCCACTGGTGTTCAGGGACCACAGGGTGATATAGGTGCCACTGGTGTTCAAGGACCACAAGGTGATATAGGAGCCACTGGTGTTCAGGGACCACAGGGTGATATAGGTGCCACTGGTGTTCAAGGACCGCAAGGAGATATAGGAGCCACTGGTGTTCAAGGTCCTCAGGGTGCTACCGGTTTAACTGGTGCTACTGGAGTAATAGGTGCAACTGGGTCTGACGCTGATACTTTAGTAACGACTAACACACAATCAAATAGTTATACCTTAGTATTAAGTGATAGAAATAAAATAGTTGAAATAAGTAATGCATCTTCTAGGACTTTAACAGTTCCACCCAATTCATCTGTTGCATTCCCTATCGGTTCTCAGGTTATGGTAGCAAGAGGTGATACAGGGTCTGTTCGAATTTTAGCAGGTAGTGGCGTTACAATAGATTCTTCAAATAACAATACATTTTTACAGTATCAGTATTCTGGAGCAACACTTGTCAAAAAATCCACTGACGGTTGGTGGTTGTTTGGAGATTTATCCGCAAGTTAATATATGATACAGTTAGTTACATCAGGAATTTTAGAACAACCGCAACCTATTGCTAATGAATGGGAACCTACCGATGCAAGTGTGGTTGCTTGGATTGATGCAAGTGATACTTCTTCATATACTACATCAGGCTCAACCTTAACAGCTGTTACAGATAAAGCAGGTACTTATACTATGTCAATTGGTAATACACCTACTGTCGTTACTAATGGTCTTAATAGCTTAAATGTATTTGATTTTGATGGAAGTGGTGAATATTTGCAAAGTACAAGTTATTCAGCGCAAACAGATGGTAGTGGAAATCATTGGGCAGTTGGAGTATTTTTAGCAGATTTTGTTGATGCGGATAAAGATTCTTTTTGGTCTTACGAAACAAATACTTCAATAAGTACCAAAAGAGATTATGCAATATCATCAGGTAGTGGAGGTTCAAATACTTGGCCAGGTGAGCTTGACTTAGATACAAACAACGTAACTAACAGAATAAGTTCTACGATTGGTAATTTACAGGATTGGACTTTACAAAGTGTCTCAATTGATAACTGGGTTATTGTTTCATGTTGGTTTAATAAAACAGGTAATCAAATAGGTAACCGGGTCAATGGTAATAACGCATATACTCCTGTTAATGACTATGATAATTCAATTCAGACTAATCAAGAATTACGCCTAATGAGAAACCGAGCGTCTCAAGAATTAGATGGCCGCTTGGCGGAATTCTTTGCGGTTGCTGATATACCAGGAACGGGTGGAACAGATCTTACAGATTTACAGAAAGGCGAAGGGTATCTTGCTTGGAAGTGGGGATTAGTAGGTTTACTGCCATCTGGACACCCATATAAGAATAATCCACCTACTGTTTAGGAATATATAATTAAATTGTATTATGAAGAATAGATTAGTTCATTATTTTATAATTAGTATTTTTTGTAGCTTATACGCTTTAGTTGCTACAATATCAATGATTAATTCGGTAGCCTTTTTTGACTTAAGTCATAGCGGTTTAATGTCATGGTCTTTGGCTATTGGTTTTGAGTTAGGTGCAGCTGCTTCTCTTGCTGCAATAATCATTTTAGATAAAACAAATAAGACAATGGTGTGGAGTTTATTTTTACTTCTTACCGCATTCCAAATGATGGCAAATTCATTTCATGCCTTTATTAACTTAGAGGATTATATGGGATGGATAGAACTTTTCGGATTAGAAGAGGAAGAGCCAATAACACAAAAAAGAATATTATCCGTTGTCAGTGGTGCTGTGTTACCTTTAGTGGCTTTAGGATTCATTAAGTCCTTGACTGACTATATCAGACCAGATGATGGAAAAACAATATCTTCGGAAAATGTAACCGAAGAGATCGCTGATCAACCAATAGAAGAATTGGAAAAAGTTGTAGAGAAATCATCCAATGATAATAACAACGCTGAAAATGATGTATTAACTAACGTTAATGAATCTACTGTGGATTTATCTAGAGTAAGTAAGACAAAGGTCCATCATGTTGAAGAGGTTGTTAAAGACTCTGATGATTCTTTATTAAAGGAAGGCAATTCTTCTGGGAGAAAACATTACATTTCAAAGCCTTAAGAATAACGATTCTTTGGGTGTAAAAATATTTCTTCGCAATGCCAGCTAGAACATACGAGGACGAAGTCTTTCGTCAAAAAAGAATAGTCAAAAATCCAATCAAATTTAATATCCCATTAAATGAAGAACAAAAAATCGCAAAAGAGCAAATACTAAATAATACTGTAACGATATTAGCAGGTAAAGCAGGTAGTGGTAAAACTTTATTGGCATGCCAGGTTGCATTAGATGGTTTATTTCGTAGACATTATGAAAAAATTATCATAACTAGACCAACAGTTTCAAAGGAAGAGATTGGTTTCTTACCTGGAGATCTTCATCAAAAAATGGATCCTTGGGTTCAACCAATTTATCAAAATATGTATCTCTTATATGGAAAGGATAAAGTAGATCCTTATATAAAGGAAGGCAAAATTGAAATTGTACCTGTAGCATTTATGAGAGGCCGAACATTTTTAGATAGCTGTGTTATTGTAGATGAAGCACAAAATGTTACAATGACACAAATGGAAATGATTGCCACAAGAATTGGTTTAAGATCTAAAATGATTGTATGTGGTGATGATGGCCAAGTAGATTTAAAAAACAGAAAAGAATCAGGATTTAGATTTTTATACAATTTAGGAAAGAAAGTAAAAAATGTTTGTTCTGTAACTTTATTTCAAAATCACAGAGATCCTGTTGTAGATGATTTGATTAATGCCTATGAAGATTTCTATGATAAGAAACCGAATAAATAAACAAATAATTATAAGATATGGTTTTAAAACAAGGATCTCGTGGAATAGAGGTTAAAGAAATACAAAAGTTTTTAGGTATCTATGCAGATGGTATATTTGGTCCGAAGACACATAACAAAGTTTGTGAATGGCAACATGAAAACCAATTGGTGGTTGATGGTATTGTTGGCCCTGCCACTTGGAATGCTATGGGTCTTGCTAGTACTGATAATTCGGAACTTACTGAATCGTTGGAAAACGGATTAGTAATTCATAAACATTATTTACCAGAAGATGAGTACATGACAGGAAGTAAACCTGAATATGTATTTCTTCATCACACTGCAGGTTGGCATAATCCATACAAAACAATTGATCATTGGGCAGGTGATAGCAGAGGAAAGGTTGCTACAGAATTTGTTTTAGGTGGTCAATCTGTTAGAGGAAATGATGATCGTTATGATGGTGTTCTAGTACAATGTATGCCGCAAGGCGGTTGGGGTTGGCACTTAGGAACTGGAAGAAGTCACATGCATAAAAACTCTGTTGGTATTGAAGTAAATAATTTTGGATGGGTGAAAGATGGAAAAACATATGCAGGTACAAGAGTTGATTCTAGCCAAATAGTTGTTCTATCTAAACCATTTAGAGGTTATTCTACATGGCACCGTTACTCTGATAAACAGATTGAAGTACTAAGAGATTGGATACTTTGGATTGGCGAAAGAGATAATATTGATGTAAGGGCTGGTTTACCTGCTCTTATTAAAGAAAAAGGTGCTGATGCATTTGAATTTAATCAGGAAGTATTAGAAGGTAAACATAAAGGTTTATGGACTCATACAAATGTTCGTAAAACTAAAGTGGATATGTTTCCTCAACCAGAATTATTAGATATGTTAACTAGCTTATAATGGAAAAGTATATTTATAGATGTAAATTAGATCGTGTAATTGACGGTGATACTGTTGATGCAATGATTGATGTTGGATTTGATATTTGGATTAAAAGAAGAATAAGATTTAAAGGAATGAATGCATGGGAAAGCCGTACAAGAAACCTTAACGAAAAGGCATTAGGCTTAGCTGCAAAGAAAAGACTTATAGAACTTTTAACCGAAGTAAGTTCAAAACCAAACTTCTTTAGAATTAAATCCTATGGTGAAGGTAAGTATGGTCGTGTACTTGCCGAATTATTCATAATGGATAATGATGGTAATGTTATAAACATAAACGAAACTCTTATTGCTGAAGGTCATGCTCATGAATATGATGGTGGTAAAAGAAAAGAGTTTAAATGAAAGTATTTTGCGTAGGAACATGGAAAACTGGAACCACTTCAATGGGGCATGCCCTTCATACTATTATGGGAGGGAAACATCAAAAATGGGACCATAAAAATAGACTTCTTTATTTTAATAATAAGTTTGAAGATATTTTTAGAATTAGTAAAAGACATAGAACTTTTGATGATACTCCTTGGAATTGTATTGATGTTTGGCCTAAGTTAAAGGAAATGTATCCTAATTCAAAATACATATTAACTCTAAGAGAAGAGGAGTCTTGGTTTAATAGTATGGTTAAGTGGTATCGAGGTGATCTTAATACTTTTAACCATTCACATATTGTTAAAGGTATCTATGATAGACAACTTAAACCTTTTGGTTTTGATATTGAAGATATGGCCGTATTGGAAAATTCAAAAGAACATTGGATTGAGTGGTACAGAAAAAGAAATAAACATTTAATTGATGCATTTAGGGGTACTGATCGTCTCCTAACATATAATATAACGACGGAAAAAGGATGGGAGACTTTGTGCAATTTTTTAGAAAAAGACATTCCAACTGAAGAATTCCCTCATCTTAATAAAAATGACAGTATGACACTAGGTTAAAGTAAACCATGACAAGTTTTGTAGAAACCGTGCTAAAATTAACTTTGGCACGGTTTTTTCAGTATATTAAACAAATAGGGGAAACCCTAAAATGTTTAACTTAAAAAAATTTAAATTTAAATTATGTTTTTAACAACAAAACCTTTCAAATCAATTTTTGACGATTCAATTTGGGATGAATTGGATAACGTAACAACAACCTTTAAGGGATACCATTCCGAAAAAACCGATGATGGTTATCTTTTAGAAATGTCTGTACCTGGTTTAGGTAAGAAGGACCTCTCAGTAAAAATAGTAAAAGGGCGTCTTAACATTAAAACAGATGTAGAAACTAAGTGGCTTACATCCTTTGATAAAACCTTCATCTTACCGGAAGAATCCGATACAAAGAAGATTAAAGCAACTGTTGAAAATGGTGTTCTTACTGTAAACATTCCAACTAGGGAAGATGCCGAAAAAATTGTTGAAGTACTCTGAAACTAAATCTAAGAAATTGTATATAATAATAAAATCGATTTAAATTATGAGTACTGATCAAACACAACAAGAAATGAATCAAGGGCAAGCAGTTAACGTTCTTATTCAGGCTGCAAGAATTGCACAACAAAAAGGAGCATTTACTTTAGAAGACGCCGAACTGGTTGCAAAAGCAATCCGCGTATTTGTACCTCCAACCGAAGAAGGTGGTGAAGAAAACCCTAACGAGGTTGTAAATGAAGATGCCCCTACAGAGCCTGTTATTGAAAAGGTAAAATAAACCTAATCAACAATAGCGTTCAATTATTAGAAATAGGGAGAGGAAACTCTCCCTATTTTAGTCTGATAAATAAAATAAAGTAAGGTGAAAAAGCGTAGAATTCCTAAGATTCTTATTAATCCTATTCAAGTCAAACGCGGTGTTTCTCCGGGTAGAAAAACAATTAGGCCTATTAATAACAGGAACACAAATCCTAAAATACATGTAGGAAGACTTACTAGTAGCGACATTTCTAGAATTACTTCATTTAGTAAATTAAATAAAAGAAACAATAGGCTGTTTATTATAGCCGGAGGCCCATCAGTAAAAAATGTAGACTTTTCTAAATTAACTGGTGAAGACATAATGTGTGTTAATGCATCAGTTAAATTAATAGATCAACCAACATACTTTGTTACAATGGATTATAGCTTTTTAACTAAAGAAGTTATTTCTATAGATGAAATTAACAAAAAGATCACTGGGAAAAGTTTTTTTATACTTAAAACAAATAATCCTCATCTTATAATAAAAAATGGAATTATTGAAGATAAGAGGCATAATTTTCCTTACACTAATATCAATAAATTTAATCATGTAATAGCAAGTAATACCGATTTTCTAAAAAGTAAAGGATTTGGTGAAAACCTAGAATCATTTGTAAATGGTAATAACAGTGGCTTTTCTGCAATCCAATTAGGAATTTTGTTAGGGTATGAAGAAATTTATCTTATTGGATTTGATTTAGGATTTACTCGGACTGATACACATTTTCATGATTGGTATAAAGGAAAAAGTAATATTAAATCTAAGATTAATGATTATAAGAATTCATTAATTTCTGCAATGAGATCTTTTTCTATATCTACCAATTGGATAAAAAAACCTAGTATTTATACAATTACAGACAGTCCTATTAATTTACACATACCTAAAAAGGAATTAGAAGAAATCATAAAAAATAAACCACAATTGAAAAAGTTAAATAATGATAAACCTTATTTAGTTGTTTCATACTATACATTAAATACTCCTTATGAGCAAGAAGCATTGAAACTTAAAAAATCTTTAGAAAGATTAAACATACCGCATGACATCGTAGGTGTAAGAAATTTAGGTAATTGGCAAGCAAACACTAGATTTAAGGCAAAGTTTATGCAGGATATGTTAATTAAGCATAAGGGAAAAAGTGTTGTATGGGTGGACAGCGATGCCGTTATACATTCCTATCCGAAATTG